ATGGCCAGTATTCGCACGCGTGAAGACACCCGCGGCAACATCACCTACCAGCTGCAGTACCGACACAACGGCAAGCAGCCTTCCATCGAGTTCACCGATTACGCCGACGCGATCAAATGGCGCGACATCTTCAACAAGCGCGGGGCCGCAATGGCTTTGGAACTGCTGCGCGTCGAGAGCGCCTCGAGCGCCAGCCCGTCGATCGAATCGGCGGGCGCGGACTATATCGACAGCCGCACCAAGGCCGGCCCCGGTAGCCGACAACGCTATGAGCGGTTCATGCGCAACGATATCGAGCCGTTCTTCACTCCCTCTCTGGCCGTCGATGCGATCACGCCCGAGATGGTCGGCAAGTGGATCAACCATCTCGCAGCCAAGGGCAACAGCCCGAAAACCATTGCGAACAAACATGGTTTCCTGTGCGGGATGTTCAAGTGGTTGGTCAAGAAAAACACGGTCACGACGAATCCGTGCATCGAGACCGAGCTGCCCGATATCGATCAGGCCGAAATGTGCTTCCTCGAGCCCGACGAATTCGCTGCCCTGTATCGCGAGATCCCGGCCGAATGGCAGCCGCTGGTGCGGTTTCTGGTGACCTCGGGTGTGCGGTGGGGTGAGGCCACCGCGCTGCGGGTCGGGGATGTCTCGCGCAAGGCGGGCACCGTGCGGATTCGGCAGGCGTGGAAATACACCGGCGGCAAACGGATTCTGGGTCCGCCGAAGACAAAGAAGTCCAAGCGCACCATCAACATCGATGCCGCCATGATGAAGGCGCTGCCGCTGGCCGGACGCGCCTACAGCGATTGGCTGTTCACCAATTCGCACGGGGACCCGGTGCAGATCAGCACGTTCTACAAAACCGTGTGGGTGCCGACACTCGCGCGCCTGGCCCTGGACCCTGAAGATCCGTTGCGCGGCAAGACACCTCGCATCCACGATCTGCGCCACACGTGCGCGTCATGGATGATCACCGAGCGGATCTCGCTTCCGGTGATTCAGGCCGCGCTCGGGCACGAGTCGATCACCACCACCGTGGATCGGTATGGGCACCTCGATCGTGAAGCAGGCCAGGCCGCTGCGGCGGCGATCGGCAACATCCTCGCCGAGCATCTGCCCGCGGTCTCCGGTCAGACCGGGCGCGTGGTGGCCTTGAACAGCAAGGCGGCGGCCTGATGCTTCTCTCTCCCTTGACTATTGGGCAGTTCCATCGGGTTGTGGCCGAGCTGCCGCCGCAGTGGCATCCGCTCGCGGGATGGCTTGGTGTGACCGGGATCCGGCTGGGCGAGACCGCCGCGCTCACCCTCGACGATATCGACAGCGATGCCGGAACCTGCCAGGTCGCCAAGGTGTGGCAGTACTGCGGCCAGGGGTGGGAGCTGCGCCGATCGCGGTGTGTCCGAACGGTTGTGGTGCCCGGTGAGATCCTGACCGACGTAGGTTCCACCGGCGACCCGGAACTGTTCGCGGTCGCTGGCGCGCGCGGTGTCGCTCTGATGCAGGGATTCTCGCGGGCGTGGAAACGTGCGGTCGGCACCGCTGAGGGGCTCGACGGGTTCCGACCGCGCGTGCACGATCTGCGCCGCATGTGTGCGGTGCGACTGCTCGAGGCTGGCGTGCCCGTCGCCGAGGTCGCCGCGCAGCTGGGATGGTCGGCGGCGATTACCTGCGCGCAGCTGGCACGAACTGTCACAGCCTGATCCGATCCGAGCGCCGCCATGCCGGTGTTAGCGTGGCGGCGCTCGACGACATGCCATCTACCTGGGGGATCCGTCTTGTCTCGTCGCACCCACGCCACCGCTCTGGCCCTACTCACCCTCGCCTCGCTATCGGCCTGCTCGAAATCCTCTGAGCCCGAAGCCAGCCCGACCGCCACCGCTCCGGCCGCCAGCTCGGCGACGCCAGCACCGGCCGCCGGGGCGATACAGCTGGGGCAGTCGGTGGCGTTCATCCGGACCGACACCGGCGCGAAGGTCGGGGATATCCGGTTTATCGCCATCCAGACACTGCCCGCCGAGTGCGTCGTGTCGACGCGGCCCGGTGTGACCCTGGCCATTCAGGTGGCGATCAGCAACGGGCCCGGCGAGCAGCTGCCGGTGCCCGATACCTATCAGCTGCTGTATTCCGATGGCGCAGAGTCCCATCGGGCAGTCGAGACGGCCAGCATCTACGGCTGTGAATCCGCTTATCCGGCGGTCGCCACCGCCCCGCCCGGCGGGCAGGCGCAAGGCTGGTTCGCGGTGCGCGTGGCCGCGGTCCCCGAACAGCTGGTGTACACGCCTGTAGTTGGTGACCAGACCTCGACTGCGGGGAACATCAAACTGCTGTCGGTCGCACCGGCCACGGTGTCGGTGAGCGTGCCCGCCCAGCCCGCTGCCGTACCCGGCCCCGCGCCGTCGACCTCCCCGGCCCCGGACTCTCCGGTGCCCAGCACGGTGGTCGCGCCGCCCATGACCACTGCCCCGGTGACCGCGGTTGCGCCGCCGACCGGGCGGGATTCCGAGGGTCGACCGAACGGGACCGGCGGCAAGCTGGTCGGATGCGCGGATGAATCGATCTACCAGCCCGGCACCGGGGTCTATGAGGATGGCAGTCGCGGGTTCGCTCCGGAATGTCTGCCCGGCGGCGCGCTCCGGTGATGGGCACGGTCTGGATTACCGAGGTATCGACTCGGATGGACTGCCGGTTTCCGGCGGTGGTGGAGACCCTGCGCGCGGCGATAGGTGTGGACGATCGGATAGCGCGGATCTACCCCGCGATCAACACGGTGACGTTCACCGGGTTGACCGAGTCGTATGTGCCAGAAACCGAAGCCAGAGTTCTGGACCTGGTGATCAACAGCGCGGTGGAGAACGTGAAGACCGCCGCCCTGCGGATCGGCATCGTGATTCAGGTTGTGGGCGCGCAGGCGATGCTGCCCGAGCAAGCCGCGCTGATCGGTCCGCGCGGTACCCAGGATCTGCTTACCGTCGAAGAGACTGCGCGGATCCTGCGCATCTCGCCGTTCATGGCGCAACGCAGCCACGAGCGCGGCCGACTTCCGGGGCGTGCGCAGTGGAACGGTTCGACCTATTACGAACTGCCTGCCATCGCGAACTTCTCCACCCGTATCGCCGAGCTGTCCGGGTGAATTCGCTTGCGTCGCAGCAGTATCAGAAGGTGCGCCATACCGGGGCGAGGCGGTCGGCACCGCGCACCTGCCGCCCCTCCGAGGACTTGACCACCACGTGGTCGAGCAGCAGCGCCACGACCGCGTGACGACGCTCGATACTCGCGCTCTCCCACCAGGCCAGCACGTCATCGACCGCCGGGCCCGGCAGATCTCCGGTGGCCGACAGCACGCTGATCATCCGTTCCGCCGCCGCGGTAGTGGCCCGGGATCGGTCGGTGGCCGCCAGCAGGGTGGCGCGGTCGATCAGTCCGTCAGCGTAGTCCTGGCCGAGCTGGGCCAGGCGCTCACCGACCTCGGCGATGACGCGCTGCTGATCCTCGATCGTGCCAGCCTTGGCCAGGGCGCGGCCGAGCTGGCGGCGGTACTTCGCATCGGTCAGCCGCGCCAGCACCCGTTCGGTGATATCGCCCTCGATCAGCGCCGCCTTGATGGCCACGGTGCTGCAGTTGCTGCAGCTGTAGCCCGGATCGCGGCCGGTGTTCGGCGCGTAGGTCAGGTGGTAGCCGCACACATCGCAGCGAGCGAGCTTGTCCTGCAACAGATATGGGGTGTTGCGGTACGCGGCGAACTTCTGCCGCGCCGGATCAAGTAGCTTGCCGCGCAACTCATCCCAGGTCTCGCGGTCCAGGATCGGTTCCATCTCGGCGTCGACCAGCTGGCCGTCGGGGTCGAGGCGACACCCGATCATGCGCGGCGCGACCAGGGCCCGGCGCAGCACCGTCGGCGACCACGGGCCACCGGCAACTGTCGACACCCCACGGGTTTGCAGGTCGCGTGCTAGGCCGCGCAGGTTGGGCTCAGGGTCGGCATCCGTATCGAGCAGGTACGGGGCCCACCGGTCGCGGATCTCGGCCGCCTCGGCGGGTTCGACGGTCTTGCCATCGGCTGTCCAACCGTAGGCTCGCGACACACTGTCACCTCTCTGAACTCGGACTGTCACCTAGACCGATGACTGTACTTCGCTCCTGAGTGCGCTCACACTTGGTCCGCTCATCGTTCTAGTGTGGAGCTTCCTATGAGATAGCTGCGATTGGAGCTAGAACCGGTGGCGCTGCGAAAAACTGATGTGCAGGATGCGATCCTGCGGTGGCTGCTCGATCAAGAAGATCGGGGCATCGATCGATCATTCCGCGACATTGAGGCGATCCGGCCCTATTTGGGCGAGAACGGATACACGTTCGATCTTTCCGACTACGGGCCCGCATCTCTTGAACTCGAAAAGTTGGAACTGGTGGAAGGGGTCGCAAGCTGGGGTGGTGGTTTGCACCGGCTGTCGCTGACCGCGAGGGGCCGCATCTTGGTCGAGTCCGGGCAGTCGGTGCGGACCTATGTGCCAGGCTCTCAGAGCGTGAACCCCTCTATCAGCATCGGCCAGTTCAACAACAACGGCGGCGCTGCCGTCGTCGGCCACCAGAACAGCCACATCAATCAGCAGGTGACCAATGGTGTGAGCGGTGAGAAGATCACCGAACTTGTTGCGCTGCTGCGTGATTACGTGGCAGCCGGTCCGAGCAATTCGGAGGAAGTCAGCTGGCTTACCGATTCGATCGAGGAAGCCGCTGCGGAACCCGAAGCCAATAAGGGCATGCTGCGCAAGCTCATCGAGCGCGTTCGGACCAAGGCAAGCGAACAGATGATCCCCATTCTCAGCGATGAGATCGTGGCGATCGGTGGCGAGGTGCTCAATCAGCTGACCAGCTAGGTGCTGGTCTGGTCGTCGTGGGGCGGCGTGCCTGAACGCAGCGCCGCCCGCATCTTGGCCGCCAATTGCGTATGACCGGCAGCCTGCAGCAGCGGAATCGCCTGCCGCATCAGGTCTGCCCATTTCCACAGCTGTTCTTTCAGCCGGTCGGTCACCGCTTCCTGGCGAACCAGCTTGGTTTCCAGTCGCTCGGCACGCGCGTCGGCACGCTCGGCGAACTCGCCGCTGGCCTCGACCAGTACGCGCGCGGCGTCGCCGCGGCGGGTCGAGCGGGAGAACAGGCCGCTGATCACGGCCACCAGCACACCGGACACCCCGCCCCCTACTAGCAGGTTGGCGATCGCGCCCAGGTCAGTCACCGTCTAGTCTCCTCGCCACCTGCGCCACCACCCGCACCCGTCGCGCGTCGCGCCAGACCAGGCGGCACGCGCACACCATCAAACCCACGACCACCCACAGCGCGAACGTGGCGCGGCCCGCGTACACCGTCTGTCCGAGGGCGAGCACGTACACCGCCAGGGCGAAGAACACGCCCACGTCTCCGGCCAGCTGCAGCCACAAACCGATCGGCAGCCGCCGCTCGGTCCACACCCCGAGCGCCCACATGGTGGGCCCGCCGACCAGTAGCGCGACCCATCCCAGATGCGCGAACCGGCCCATGATCTGGCTGACTGCGCCGGGGATCTCGCCTGCCCAGATCGCCCACACACCCGCGCACCAGATCGCGGAGTACATGACCGCCTGGTATGAGCGGATCCCGTCGTCATCGGCCAGCACCAGGGCTCTACGCAGCGGCATGGAACCGCCCGCCCGCCGCGGCGGTCGAGGCGCTGTACAGCAGGGCCAGGAACACCCACGTGCACACCCCGCCCCATCCGACGCCGGTGTTGCGGGCGGCCACGACACCGACCGACAGCGCGAAGCAGGTGGACCAGGCCGCGCAGCCCGCGAATCCGACCATCACCAGAACCAGTGTGCGGGTGGCGAATCCGAGTAGTCCCATCACCGCCGCGCCCAGCAGCACCGCGCCCCAGGATTCGGGTGCGCCGGGTACCTGCAATGCGACTTCGTAGGCGGGTGCCGACCAGCGTGCTTGGCCGCCCACGATGGTGATCACGCCGTAGGCGACCGCGTACAGCAGCAGCGCGAACGCGGTCAAGCGTGTGAAGGTTTGTGCCACAGCAGGATTGATCGCTGGCTGCTGCAGCCGCGCGGTGCTCATGCGGCGTCGCCCTTGCGGTGTCGTCCGGCGAAGTCGCCGAAGCGCGCCGGATCCGGTGTCACCACGCGGCGGGTGAGGAACGCGGCGATCAGCGGCGCGACGACCAGGCTGTAGAGCGTGGTCACGGTCTCGACCCACTGGGTATCGACCTGGCGGCCCAGAAGGTAGGCGGCGACCGCGGTGATGGTCATCAGCGTTCCGCGCACCAGCGCGGGTTCTGGTGCGCGCGTGGGCAGTTTCACGACTTGCCGCCCGGGCGGGTGGTGAATCCCTCGATGCCGAGGTGCTCGCCGATGGCGGCCAGAGCGTCGGGCACCGACCGACCACCGAGCTGGTCGAACCCGGTCACGCTGCCGTCGCGGTTGTTCTTGCTGCCGATGCCGCCGAGCTGGTCGACCGCGCCACCGGCGTGCAGGTCGCCCCAGCTGAGCATGTTGCCCGCGGTCTCGTTGTCGATGCCGTCGACGTTCTGGCCGGGGCGGGCGTTGGGCTTGGGGATGCGTTGCGACCATACGGCTTTGGCGATGTCGTCTGCGCTGGGCATATCGTCGTCTCCTTCTGCGAAAGCGCGTGCGCGCCTGATCAATTCGTCCCACGGGAAATTTGGTCCCGGGTCTGTGTGTCCGCCGCCCCACGCCCCGAAGTCGACGTGGCCGCAGATCCCTCGGCGGGCGGGCGGGATTTGGCCGGTACCGCCGACGTACTCGATCGGTATGCCGCGCTGCAGGCAGCGCCACGCGACCAATGCGGCTGTGCGGGTCAGCATTTCGTTCTCATCGCAGCCGTCGGACGCGTCGGTTTCGAGCCACTTGCCGCGCGACCACGCCACGAAACTGCCCGCCATGAGGATGTGATCGGCGCGCGGGTTGGCGTTCATCGCCGCCCACGGGTTCATCTCCCATGGCACGACCAGCACCGATTCGCGGTCGTCGACGACCGCGTTGTAGGAGACGGCCCGGTCGGGGTCACCGCCCGGTGCAGGGTTCTTCAGGTACGGGATGATGTCGCGGGCGTCGCCTTCGCCTTGCTGGGTGTGAATCGCGATCCAGGAAACGTTCCGGCCGCCGGAATGGCAGTTTTCCGACAGGTCTTCGCGGGTGATCGGGTTGTCCATGGTGGGCCTTTCCGGGGCGGCGGTGCGGGGGTCGAGAGTGCCGGCCAGCCACGGGGCGGGGTCGATGGTGGTGCCGCCGACGCGGCCGGGCGGGGTCCAGATCTCGACGTGGGCGTGCGGGCCGGTGGATTGCCCGTGCGTGTTGACGTGGCCGAGCAGCTGGCCCGCGCGCACGCGATCACCGCCGCGCACCGCCGGGTCTCCGTGGCCGATGATGATGTCCACGCCCGCGGACTGCTGGGCGTCGAGCCACACCCATTTGCCGAAGCCCTGCACGCCATCGCGCTCGGATCCCTCGATCACGGTGCCGTCGACCGGCGCGTAGAACGGGGTACCCACAGGGGCTGCGAAGTCGAGGCCAGCGTGGAATCCGCCATCGCGTGGTCCATAGGGTGAGCTGATGGTGTAGCTGCCCGGTGCGAGCGGCAGATACCGGATCGGCATGCGGGCCCCCTCGGAATCAGGTGGGGTGCCCGGCCCGCAGCCAGCAGCATTCGACTCGAGAATAACCCTGGGACAGCGGGGATCAGGGTCAGCGGGGCACAGCGGCGGCGATCATGGCCGAGTACACCGCGGCCAGCTCGGTGATATCGCTGGCGCTGGCGCGGCTGCGGATGGCCTGCACTCGGTCCAGATATCGCGGCCACACGTCATCGGTGCCCGCAGTGCCGAACACAATGCTGCCGTCGACCGCGATCAGGGCAGCGGCGTCGTGGTCCGGGTGATCGATGATCGTCTGGAGTTCGGAGGGGCTGAGTCCGTACCCGTCCGGTCCGAGCATGAGTGTCTCCCTTGGGGTTTAGGGCGCGAGCGCGAACCAGCCGACCTTGCTGTTGTCGAGCGTGAGGCTGCTCATCGCGATCGTGGCCGGGGCGGTGGACTGGTCGGTGAGGTATCCGCCGGGTGCGGGCGGCCATGTCCCTGATGCCTGCTGCACGTTTGTTTGCGGGATCGAGGCGATGGTGCGGGTCTCCTGCAGCAGCCCGGGCGCGATCTGCAGCTGCCCGGCGGCGAACAGATGGCCCGGCATCGCGGTGAACGTGCTGCCCATGGTGACCCCGTATTCCAGGCGAGAATCGCCCCCGATCGTGCCAGCGACATTGCCCGAGTCCCAGATCTTGGTGAGCACGTTCGTGGTCGGGTTGACGATGTACAGCACCAAATACATGGCGTCGATACCGAACGCGCCATCCCCACCCATGATCAGCTTGAACCGAGCCAGATTCGTTTTGCGGTCCGAGCGGATGAAATACAGATCCAGGGCGCGCTTGCCCGGTTTGTAGGTCGGGGGGTTGCGGCCGATGGAGTGCGAGTGCGTGCCCGAACCGCTCGCGGCACCGGTGATGGTGCTGACGACGGGCTGCATCAGCACGCGCGGGAAAGTGACGATGTCCGAGCCGTCGGTGGATGCCCAGATCGGTGTCGTGACGCTGGTGACCGCGACCGTGGCCAGGTCGGTGACCTGCTGCTGCGCGGTTTCGGCTGCCGACTCGGCCGCGGTGGCGGTGGAATGGGTCGAGTTCACGCCATCGGCGATCCCGGTGATGATCGCGGACAGGGTGTCACCCACGATGGGCACCATGTCGAGCAGGCTCGCCAAAAGGTGCAGGGCCGAGGCGATGAGGTTGTTGACGAAGTTGCCCAGCCCGTTGACCCACGATCCGAGGTCGTCGAGGTCACCGTCTTCGACGCCGGTGATGATCTCGATGATGTCGCCGATCAGTCCGCCGATGATCGGGATCTGCTGGACCTGTTGATAGATGACCGTGAAGAACGCGCCGCGCACGTCCTCGGCCTGCTCATAGGTGGCCTGATTGTCCGCGATCGCGAGGGTCTCGCGGTCCGCGTGCTGCAGTGAGGCCACCGTGCCCGCGGTGTAGGTCTTCGCCGGTACAGGGTCGGCAGGGAAGTTCGGTGATGTCATGGCGCACCGTGGATCTCAGGCCGATCGGACTGGGCGATCAGGCCACGGCGCAGTTCGACCTCGCGGATCTGGGCTTTCATCGCGGCCAGCTGTGTGTCGTCGTAATCGGAGATGTCGGCCACGACCGCTGCGGCCTCGCTGACATCGACGGTCGCGGCTTCCTCGGGTGCACCGATCGGCACCCAGATGACCGCCTCCATGCCGATATCGCGGCGCGCGTTCGGGTCTCGGCGCGGCCGGTACAGCGGATCGGTGGGCGCGGGCAGGCGCAGATTGTCGAAAGCGTGGATGGCGAGCAGGTGGCACGCCTCGAGCGGCAGCTGCATACCCGGCAGTCCCTGCCCCATCGGCACCGACTGGAACCAAGTAGCGAGCGGGTGCTGATGCTCGCGCGCGAACACGATCCCGGTGTCCGGGTTGCGTCGGATCCCGTCGAGCTGGTCGGCGCGCTGCGACCAGCTCAGCCGCGGTGCCTTCGGCTTGCCGTTCTTGCCCATCCAACCAACCTCCGTTTACTGGTGACAGTGCAACTGTATCCACGATATTGCGGTCAGCTGGACACCCCGATCATCTGGATCAGGGACTTGATCTGCCCGACATGGCGCGAAAGCATCGCGGCGGGGTCGTCGCTGGCGTGGTCGTCCCCGATGCTGATCTCCCAGCGCGCGGCCTGCGACCGGGTGATCACGTATTTCAGCGCGTACACGTGATCGACGTACCACCGGCCGTTGCGCCCGACCTCGGCGGCAACCCTGTCCCCCACATCGAAATGCCTTCCGACCCAATAGGGTTGGCCATTGACCACCGAGACTTTGAAACTGCGGTAAGCCTTGGTGCGGTCGAAACCGGTGCGGATCGCTTGCAGCGCAGACAGACTCGCGCCGGTACCGCCTGTGGATTCCCAGTACTCGCCGAAGGGTGGACCGTTCACACCCATCTCGGCTATTCGCACCGGGTTGCCGACACGATGGAACGCCAGCACCACGTCCTCGAGTTGGCTGTCGAAGATCCCGAGCGTCAATCCCGGGTTGCCGAAGATGGCCCCGATGTACCCCAATATGGCGTTGGCCAGCAGCTTCAACCCGGTGTTGACCCAATCGGGCGAGTGCCCACCGGTGATGATCGCCCCGGCGAGCGCTTTGTGCACGGTGGCCTGCCACTCCCCGATCCCGCTCACGCCGGTGCGGCGCGCGTTGCGCCACGCCACCCACGGGCGGGTCGTGCCCATGTAGCCGGGCTCGCCGTACTCCGGAGCGTCGGGGATGCCGACCACCGACGCGACTTCGTTGATCAGGTCGGTGGCCACCGCGGTGACGTAGTGGATCAGCCCGTCCAGGGCGGTGCCGGTGATGCCCGCGTACCCGGACTTGTCGAGGACATCGACCAGCAGCGTGGGCTTGGTCAGGTGCATGTGATCGGGTGCCGGTTGCGGGTCGCCGGGCAGCCAGCGCCGCACAGTCAGGTGCAGCCCGGCATCCGACAGCGTGGGCGCGAGCACGTCGAAGGCGTTGCCGAACCGCGTGCTGATGACCGACCACAGCGAGGTGTCGAACAGCAGACCAGTGCTCGGCATCACCACGATGGGCCAGTTGTTCGGGTCGAGGTTGGCCAGCCACGATCCCGGATTGAAGATATCCTCGGGCAGCGCCCACAATGGCGCAAACCGGCGTAGCAAATTCAGGAATATTAAAGTCTTGGCACCGAAAATACTCGGTCCAAGGAATGCGTACATTTTTGGGTATTGCAGTTCCGGCAATAGGAGAGGGTTGCTGTAGCAAATAATCTTCTTAATATGCTCAAACTCGTGTAGGAATTTTAATTCGATATGCCCTATCTCTCCGAATTTTTCCCCATCGGTGATCGAGGAACACTTACCTGACCAGCGCTTACCGGACATGTCGGCGGTAATGTGCAGGTCTTCGTATTCGCCGAGGTCTTCGATCAGCAAGCGATAGAGTTTGTTCGATGCCTGCAGCGTCAGCGCACCCTCGCCGGTCTCGTTGAATCGTTCCTCGAAACTCGCGGTGATGACACCGAACAATGGCACAGGATTCTGCCAGTTCTTATCCCATAGGGTGATGCGCGGTGGGCGGCGCATTTCCTCGATCCGTTGCGCGGAATTCTGCAGGATCACCGAACGGACTTCATCGGCACTCAGCAGCGGCGGCATCAGCCTTCACCTCGACTCATCGATACAGTCGCTCTGTCTCCCAGATACATCACTCAGACCGCCTCCCCGCCCATGAATCGGGTGTACCGCTGCGGGTACCAGACTTTGATCTCGGTATCGGCGCTGCCGCCCTGGATCCGGATAGGCACCCCGATCGGTGAGCCGATGCCCTTGGGAATCGCGGAGTCGAATGCTTGGCCGTTCAAATCGGCCCACGGCTGCGAGTCGTCGAGGGCCAGCAGCGTTTCGTCGAGCGGGTAGGTCCGGATCAGCCATTCCTTACCGGTCCCGAGCGCGCCGACCGCGGGTACCTGCACCCTGTTGCCAGTGAGCCCATCGGGCAGCCACACCACCGTGGGCGCGGCCAGAGTGCTGGTCGCGAACTGCGGCCAGCACTCGGTGTCGGCGGGATTGAGCATCGGCACCGTGCCTTGCCATACCCCGGTGCCGGTCTGTGGCGTGCCGGTGGTGGGGTTGATCTCGACCATCTGGCTGCGCTTGATCGAGTAAGCCAATTCCGGTGCGTACCAATAGGGGTCGACCGACAGGGTGTAGACCTCCCACGCCAGCGCTTTGGTGCGGCCGGGGTCGCGCTGGGTCAGGGGTTTGGGTTTCTTCTCCCACCGCAGCCGCAGCTCGCGCGGTGGCGAGATCTCGGAGAACACGCGCAGGAAGCAATCCCAGCTCGGCCCGCAGACCCGCCACAGCAGATCATCGATCTGTTCCCACAGTCGCGTGGTGCGACCGATGGTGCCGATCCGCAGGGTGCACAGTCGTTCATTCACCCGCGGTACGTCGTCGAGGGTCGCGCCTTCCTGGTAGGCGTACGACTCGCGAACCTGTGTGATCGGCGCGTGCCACAGGTCTTCCCAGCTGCCATCGAGTAGATGGATTCCCTGTTCGCCTCCGTCGGGGCCCAGGATGTCGAGGGTGATCAGGTCTTGGCCGTAGGTGGGTGAACCGGGGCGCAGGTCGCGCAGGATCAGCTGCATGATCCGGCCCGGATTGCTCAGGCAGATAGCCACGGCTCACCCGTTCCGGTAGGTGTCGGAAATGGCGGTGGTGCGGGACAGCATTTGCTCGGTTTCATCGGCCACCTTCTGCGGATCCATGCCGTAGTAGTTGATGGTGTCGGCCAGCTTGAAGTTCCGGGCCGCGGTCACCGCCTGGTCAATTCCCTTGTCGGTCAACGACTTCAGCCCGAAGTTGTCCGAGACTTCCCCGACAATCGATTTCAGTGCGTCAATGCCGACGTTCTGGAACTTGGTGGCAAAGTCCTGCTTGGACGCCCAATCGTTCGCCGCGGCGATACCGGTCGCTGGCGGGGTCGTGGTGGTTGTGCCCAGGTTGGCGGTGTCGGGAACCCCGGTCGCACCGATCACGATGTCGCTGCTGTTGCCGCGCCCGGTCGTCGAGGTGCTCGGGCTCGACCCGCCGCCGGTCGTGGTCGATGGCTTGGTGGTCGAGGGGGTGGTGGATCCACCGGTCTTCGGGTCACCACCCAGGAAGAACGAGGGTGGGAAGTGGGCGTGGTCGGTGTAGAGCGCGCTCTGCGCGCCTTCGGCACCGCCACCGTATTGCCCGTCCCCGCGTGCCCCGCCCATCTCGACGTTCACCCCGTTGGGCAGGGTCATGCTGGTGTGGCCACCGTATGGGCCCCCGTTGTACCAGCCGAAACTCAGTGATCCGCTGGGCCCGATGCCGGGCTGTGCGCCCATCGCGGCGAGCGCCTGGCCCTCGCTGGCGGTGGTGAACCGCGACCCCCACGGCGGCGCGCCGCTGACATAGTTGGCCAGTGCGCTGGCCGCGCCCGAGCAGTCGCCCCAGTGCACCCCGCCCCAGTTGTACGGTGCGCCTTCGATGCCCTTGGCGAAGTCCTCGAGCTGGGCGGCGGTGACCAGACCACCGGCCGCGAACCCCGGGCCCGGTGCGCCTTCCACGAGCATGCGCACCACATCCGGCGAGGGCACCCACCCGGCATTGAGTGCCTGCAGCAGGGGCGCGCCCGCACTATAGGCGGCTGCGGTGGAAATGAATTCGCCATTGGAGAGCCGTAGCGGCTTCACTCCGTCGAGCAGAGCGGGCACCGAATCGCTGGTGCCGGTGCCGGGCCCGCGTACCAGCCGCCCGCCGGTGGCCTTTTCCTCGGCACCGACCCAGTTGATCATCGCCTGGCCGACCCCGGCGAACCCGATGGAGGTGCCGCGCCCCGGGATCCCTGGAAGGTCAGGGATTTTCACCTCGGGCAGACCGATCAGGAACCGGCCGATCTCGCGCACGACACCCCGGATCCCGGCCATGATCGAGTCCCACACATCGGTCACGGTCGAGCCCAGTCCGGTGAAGAACCCGGCGATGGCGTTGATCGCGGTTTCCATGATGTCGCGGGCGGTGGTGATCGCGGACGCCGCGGTGCTCATCCCGGTGGCGATCGAGTCCGCCGTTCGTTCGAACAGTGGAATCACGTACGGCTCAATGACATTGAGCATCAGCCAGGTGAAAGCCTTTGCCATGTCCTGGATCTGCGGCAGGATCGCGATCAGGATATCGAGCAGGGGCGGAAGCATTTTCAGCGCCAGCTCGACCAGCTGGGGCAGCAGCGGTGCGACCGCGGCGATCAGATCGCCGAAGGTCTGGGCCAGCGCGGGCAGGTGCGGTGCGAGCTGGGCCATGGCAGTGGCCAGCGCGGTGCCGATCTGCTGCGCCACGTCGGCGAGGATCGGCTGCAGCTGCACGAAGATCGGCATCAGCAGGTCGGCGATCTGCTGAATCAGTGGCCCGGCTGCCTGGAAAATCGTGGTCAGCGCGGGCGCGAGGGCCTGGATCAGACCCGAGACGACCTCGGCGATGACCGGGATGATCGGTGCCAGCGCGGTGACCAGCGACGCGAACGCTGTACCGAGTGGTTCCATGGCTGGCTGGAGCGCGGTAATCGCTTGTGCGAGAGCGGTTCCCACGACCTGGGCGATCTGACTCAGCGGTCCGATCAGCGGGGTCAGCGCACCCATCACCGACTGCAGCAGCGTCCCGATCACCGGCAGCACGGGCGCGAGCCCGGCCGCCAGGGCGCTGATGAAATTGGCCAGATCCGGCATGATCGCGGTCAGGGTGGTGGCGAAGGTCGCGCCGATCATCCCGAGCGCGGGGGCGATGGTCTGGATCGCTTGTCCCAACGAGGCGAACAGCGGGCCCAACGTGGGGCCGACGACGTTGCCCATCTGGATAAGCCCGTCGATCAAGGGATTGAGCCCGGCACCGAGCCCGGAGAGCATGTCTCCGAACGTGCTGATCAGCTGGGTCAGCGCCCCGGATTGGAATGCGTCGGTGAAAGCCTGCCCGATGTTGCCCAGCAGGCCGCCGACATCCTGGCCGATCTGACCGGCAACGTCAGCGAAACCCTGTCCGAGGGAAAGGAATCCGGTGGTGGCCTGCTGGAGCCCGGGACTCAGGCCGCCGATGAACGCGGCGGTGCCTTGGAAGGTTCGCTCGAGGGCACCCAGGTTCGCCGGTGTCTGCCAGAACTTCGCGAAATCTCCTGTCAGAGAATTGATCTGGGTGGCGACTGCGCTCATGCCGCGCCCGAGATACGGCAGCGCCTGATCGGCCAGTGCCTTGATGCCGGTATCGGCACCGGCGAACAGCGCATCCTGCGTCGGCAGCTTGACCAGTTCTCGCCAGCTGTCGCTCAGGCTGCGCGTGGCGAGCACGAAAGCCTGCGCGTTCGGCGAGAGCTTGGCCAGTGCCTGCGCCGCTTTGTCCTGTCCCCCTGAGGATTTCGTTTGCGCCGCGGTGAGCGCATCCTGCGCGTCGGCCAATGCCTGGGTGGTTTCGTCTACCCGCTCGTTCGCCGCGGCCAGCTTGTCCTTGGCCGCCACCACCACGTCGCTGCCCTCGGCACCCTTGGCGAGCATGTCCTGCTGCTTTTCGGCCAGATCGTTGTTGCGGGTGCGGGTTTCGAGCAGGGACTGCTCAGCCTTGGCCACGCGCAGTTGCGCGCGTTCGTAGTCGTCGCCGGGTTTGAGGTTGGCCAGATCCTTGCGCGCATCGGCGAGGTCGAGCTGTGCTTCTTTCTCGCTGAGCACCCCGCCGCGTACCTCGATATTGAGATCGCGCATCTGCTTCATCGCGTCTTTGCGTGCGCTGGTCAGGTCCTTTTCGGCCTGCTCGGAGTCCTTTTTCGCATCGCGCACCGACTTCTCGGCCGAGGCCACCTGCTGCGCGGCTGTCTTGATCGCCGAGGCTTGGGCGGCGGCGTCGGTGCCCGCGGAGTCCTGCGCGCTCGCCAGCGCCGAGAACGCGTCCTTGACCCCGGACAGCCCGACCGCGAGGGTGCTCACTCCGGCCAGCGCTGCCGGGCCCAGGGACACCAGGCCGACCGCGAGGACACCGACCGCGCCCGCTGCCGCGCCTGCGGCACCGACGATGCCCGCCAGCGCCGCGGTGTAGGCGGCGACCTTGCCGATGTCCTTGGCGAAGTCGGGCAGGGAAATGTTCTTGAGCCGAGATAGCCCGGTCAGCTCGACCCGGACCTGCATGTTGCGTTCGCGCAGGAAGGTCTGTAGCCGGGCGCGGGCCTGCTCGAGGTTGATTTCGACCCGTACCGGGATGGTGAAGTCGAACAGCCGCGACATCTCCCGCAGGGCGCGCCGCAGATCGCGCGGGAACCGCGCCACGTCGACCTCGGGGCGCACGGGGATGGTGAAGTCGAACAGCCGCGCGATCTCGCGCAGCGCCCTTTGCATCTCACCGGGGAACTTGCTGGTGTTCAGGTCGGGGCGTACGCGCGCTAGGAAGGTCTTCTTGTCGATCTTCGTCTGCAGTGCGATCGCCCACGCCTGAAATGCCTGCGGGGTCGTCTGCAGTGCGATGAAGGCTGTGAATTTCGCTGCCTTCAACTGGTTTTCGAGATTGCGTTTGAACGCTTTCCAGTCCGCGTTCAGTCCGATGGTGACCGAGGGTGACCACTTGTCGAGCGCGGCTTGTAGCGCCTTGCGTGCCTTCTCAGCCGCGGCGAGTACGCGTGCCTCGAGTTCGGTGTCGAGGTTGTTCCAGTCCAGCTGCGCGGAGACGTGCGCCTCGGCGAATGGCAATGTCACCGGCGGGCCTCCGAAGCAACGATGTTGTCGTTGCCCGGCCCGTAGCCAGCAGCAGTGGATCGGGTATCAGCGTATCGGGCTAGCTCAGGTGCAGCTCGCTGTCGACACCGGCGGGTGCGGCGATCATCGGTGGTGCTCCCCCGCTGAATGCCGCCGCCGCGGCCAGCCAATCCGCTGCCGCGGCGTGCTCATCGGCCGAGGTGTCGCGTACCCGATCGGGCACCTGGTCCAGGTCGCCGAGCCAACGCCGCAGCGCGTCCTCATCGCCCGAATGCCGGTGCCGCAGACTCTGATACGCCACGGCGGTGGCGCGGTCGGGGGCCAGGGCCAGCAGATCGACACCGCGCTGGCCCAGCTCACCGTCGATCTCGCGCCACAGCGGCAGGGTCTGCTGCCAGATCTTGACCACCGTCCAGCGTGGCAACCCGAAAATGTTCTCTGCCAGCGCGTCGGCGATCGCGTCGATCTGGCCGGTCGACAGGGTGCCGTCCAGGATCGCATCGAGCAGCCACGCCACATCGTGCGCGTCGCGAGCGGTCGCGGTCACGATCCGGAAGCTGTACGCGGACAAGGTCACCGCGACCAGATCGCGGGTGCCCGGTAGCGGGTCGGCCAGGTGCACGACCCGCGTGCCCCACCGCCACGCACCCGCGCGTGGCTTCCATACCGCCGACACCCACCGGCCCTATCGGTGGCGGGCGGCGCGGCGGCGCTCGGAGCGGCTGAGTTTGGGTGAGAACTGTTCGATGATCGCGGTCAGTGCCTTGTGGAAAACCTCGGTGCCGAACTTGTCGGTGCGGTCGAGCAGCCGAGATTGGGTGTAGTGGTAGGTGTCATCGTCGAGCACGTGCGCGGCGAATTGCTGCATGGCGTATACCCGCTCGGGCCCGGTGCTGCTGCCCGAGAGCATCGCCATCAGCACGCCCCACTGCTCGGGGGTGGGTTTGATCGCGATGCAGGTCCGGCCGTCGATCGAGAATTCGAGAATGTCGTCATCGCTGATCTCGGTCTCGGTGTCGCCCTCGGCTGCCGCGGTGGTGAACTGCAGCGCCGCCGGGATCGGCCGATCACCGTCATCGACGACCGGCGGGATCACCGTGTCGGGTTCGTTGATCACGGTGAGTGCGTCGTCGACGCCCTCACCGGGAAGCGCGGTCTTGGTCCTGCGGGCACGTGGGGGCATCGAGTAGTCCTGTTCTAGGTGGTGGGGTTGCGGGTGATGGCGGGGCCGAACACTTCTTCCAGTGCCTGCGTCAGGTACGGGCTACCGGGACTGCCTTTCACAGAGCGCGCGAACATGAACGCGCGCTGACTCTTGGCGGGGCCCTGCACACCTTGGGGCAGTGGGCCCCTGGCGCGCGGGGCCCGGAACTTCAGTGCCTTGGCGGTGACGGGCACGATGCGGGCGTGATGCGGGCCGTAGAGGCCGGTGCCCTCATGTCGCCACCGCGCATACGCCAGCGGGGATCCCACGCGCACGATCGCCCCGCGCGGGGTGGCGGTGACCAGGTGGGTGATGCTCGACCGCAGGCGGCCCTCATCGACAGGGCAATTGGCTTTGGCACGGTTGGCGATCTCGCGGCCGACCCGATCCCCCCAACGCACCGCCGAGTTCGCCATCGCGGCGTCGATGCGGTCGCGGTGGATCTGCACCGAGGTCATGGCGCTAGACCTTGTCCCCGCGCGGGCGGCGCGGCGGGCGCACCACGTGCGCGGTGTCGGTCCCGGTGTCCTCGGGCAGCGCGTGCTCAGCGGGCAGCTCGACCTCGGCCGCCGGACCGGGGTTCGGTGCCGGATCCGGGGTGTCGAGCACGCTCACGCGCCCGTCGTCGATGAGGGTCTGCAGGCGCGGGGTCACGGGCACGGTGCGGACTTCGCCCGCGGCCCAGTCCTCGAAGGCTTGCTCGGCTCGCACAGTCACATCCGTCATGCAGGCGAGGATACAGTCACACTGTCTCTATGAATCGCTGCTCAGGAGGGTGGCCGCCGTGCCGTTCATGACGTTCTTGCTCTGCCTCGGCGCGGTCGCGCGCCTGACCCGGCTGGTCACCGACGACTACCTGACCCGACACCTGCGAGTACTGGTGATCACCCGCACCGGCCACGCCAGCGACTGGTCGTATCTGCTCACCTGCGCGTGGTGCCTCGGATTGTGGTGCGCGGCAGGTGTTTTCACCCTCGGATACTTCTACGGCGATCAGCCGTGGTTCGTATGGCCCGCCGCCGCGCTGAGCGCGTCCTACCTCTACGGTCTGGCCGCGACCCACCTCGACGGGGAACAGCGATGAAGCGCCGCCCCGAATCGACCGCCGCCCGCATCGCCGAGCTGGCGGGCCTGGATCGCCAGCCCACCGAGCCGCGCCCCCGGCGTCGGCGCGGCGCGGACGCCCCGCGTCCGGGCCCGGTGTTCACCCGCTTCGTGCTCGACCAGGCCACCCGCCGCGATCCGGGCGCGGCCCCCAAGGTCATCACCGCCGCCGCGCAGATCCTCGCGGGCCCGACCGTGGCACGCACCACCGCGAAATCCACCAAGCAGCGATGGCAGGACGAAGCTTGGCAGCTACGCGATGAGATCGGTGAGCTGCGGTTCTCCGGCGACCGGATCGCGCGGAGCGTGTCGCTGATGCGGCCGATGATCGCGCGGGTGGACACCCTCGGCGACGACCCAACCGAGGTGACCGAGGGCCCGGCCTACAACCTGGGTCTGCGCATGTTCGCCAACCCGTCGGCCACCAGTCAGCGCATGTTCCGTGCCGCACAACACATTTCATACAACGGCGAATCGCTGGTGCTGCTCTCCGATGGCGATGGCGACACCATCGAATGGCAGCCGTGCAGCGTGCAGGAACTCACCGCCGCGGGCAAGTCCTGGACCTACAACAACGGTCTGGAATCGCGCACCCTGGATCCGGCCGAGCATGTGGTGCGCGCGTGGATCCCGCATCCGATGCAGAGCGCGTGGGCCGACTGCGGTGCGCGCGCGATCCTGCCGGTCGCGCGCGAGCTGCGCGGTCTCACCGAACACGTGTCCGCACAGATCGATTCGCGCCTTGCCGGGGCCGGCCTGCTGGTCGTGCCGCAGGAGATCGAGACCCTGCGCGGGCAGGGCAGCCCCGATCCCGACGACGAAGATATCGACCCGTTCGTATCGGACCTGATGGAAATGATGCTCACCCCGATCAAGGATCGAGGCAGCGCCGCGGCGCTGGTGCCGCTGATCGCCAAGGCACCCGGCGACCTGATCGACAAGATCAAGCATCTGAAATTCGCCGAGCCGCTGGATCCCAAGGCACAGGAGCTGCGGGCCGAGGCGATCCGGCGCATCGCCCTGGGTATGGACTCCCCGCCGGAAGTGCTGCTCGGGCTGGGCAGCGGATCCAACCATTGGAGTGCGTGGGCGATCAGCGAGGAAGACGTGAAACTGGCGGTTGCGCCGGTCGCGGTGATCATCGTGCACGCTCTCACCACCGGGTGGCTGCACCCGATGCTCGAAGCCGAGGGCGTGCCCGACTGGCAGAAATACCTCGTCTGGTTCGACGCTTCGGCGCTGCGGCTGCGCCCGGATCGCAGCAGCGACAGCCGAGACCTGTTCGACCGCACCGCGCTGTCGAAGGCGGCGATGTTGCGCGAGAACGGATTCGGCGACGCCGACCTGCCCGACGACCACGAAGCGCAGCAGAACCTGCTGACCAAGCTGCTGGTCGGTGCTCCCTCGCTCGCGCCGCTGCTGCTGCCGCTGCTCGGTATCAAGGTCGACACCAGCGTGCTCGATCAGACCTCCGATATCGCCGCCGCCACCGGCGGGGACACCCCGCCCACCGCCCCGTCGGCCCCCGATCCCTCGCCCGCCCCGGGCCCGGACAACAGCGGGCAGCGGGCATTGCCCGAACAGCCCGACCCCACCGCACCCTCGGATTGGGACGTGCAATGACCGCGGTGACCCCGGTACCGGAATGCGTGGCGCTCGCGGTCGAGGTCGCGGTGCTGCGCGCGCTCGAGCTGGCCGGTAAACGCGCGCACCACAGCGGTGGGCGGGGCGGGCGCGGGCAGCTCTACAAGCTGCCGGTCTGGGAAGTCCACACGGTGCGCCGCCTGGCCACCTCGCACGAGCAGTGCGATCGGCTGCTGGTCGGGGTGTGGGATCTGCTGTGCATGGTGGTGCCCGATCAGCCGCGCATCATCACCGCGGCCGATTGGTATGTGCGCGAGCTGATCGTGGCCGCGCGCCCCCATCAGGCCAGCGAGCTGCGCAAGGTGCTGGCGGTGGCATGTGAGCCCGCGTGATCGCCTGCTCGCCCACCGCCTGGCCGCGCTCGATCGCCAGCGTCGTGCCGAGGCGGTCGTGTTCGCCGCTGTGGTGCGGGTGATGACGCTGTGGCTCGACACCGCGCGTGCTCTTGTCCTGGGCCAGCCGCTGCCCCCGGCCGCCGCTGCTCTGCTCGACTCCCCGCCCGCGTTGACCGCCGCCGCCGATCCCGACATTGATGCGGTGCGCGGGGCCGCGCAGGTGTGGGCGCGCGGGGTGGCCGAGCATGTCGACCCCGCTCTGTCGCAGGCCTTCGGCGAAGGGTTCCTCGACGCCGCGCGCCGCGCCGACATCTCCCCGCTGCCGTTCCAGCTCGACTACCTCGAGCGCGTACACGACCGGTTGAAGATCTGGCCCGAGGGAGCATTCGAGGAACTGCGGCCCGAGCTGCTCGAAATGCTTTCCGAGGGAATGGATTACGAGCAGATGACCGAACGCATCGGCCGCATCCTCGATATCGACGCACCGACACGGCGGATCCGGGGCGAGATCTCCGAGATCGACCGCCAGCTGGCCGACCCCGAGCTGTCACGCGCGGACAAAGCCGCGCTGCGCGCACGCAAACGTGAGCTGTGGAATCAGCATGACGAATCCCTGCAGCAGTGGCAGTGGATGGCACGGCGTATCGCGCGCACCGAAACGCACGGCGCGATCGAGGGCGGCGCGCTCGCTGCCGCCCAAGCGGTCGCCGCCGCCGGGGGCACCGCGACCTACAAGCGGTGGCTGGCCACCACCGACGAACGCACCCGCGGCACCCACGTCGTAGCCGACGGGCAGATGGTGAAGCTGCATGAGCCGTTCCAGGTCGGACGCGCGCACCTGCAGCACCCCGGCGAAGCGGGCGGCCCGGCCAAAGAAGTGATCCAATGCCGTTGCACCACAATGTATTTGCGCGAGGACGAAGTGCAGGACGCCTTGCAGGGGGTGTGGGGTGGGCGGGGTGTGGGACCGGGGCACGCCCGCATCGGGCCCGACGACCCCGACGACGCCGACGCGGCGCTGCGCACGTGGCAGCGCGAGCAACGCGGCGAACTCGACGACCACACCGGCGACGACGGCCAGGGCGAGGACGGTGACCAGGGCGAGAGCGACCACACCGACGATGACGAACCGGCACCCGAGAACGAACCGGCACCCGAGAACGACCAGGACACCAGCGAGGAACAGCCTGCCGCCGAGGAACCGGCCGGGCCCGCGCCGATCCTGTCCGCTCCGGTTCGTGAGCGGCTCGACCGGGCCCGTGCCGCGTTGCCGGTCGACGAACAGGAATGGGACCAGGCAGGCGAGGCGTACCGCCTCGACGCCGACGGCAACAAAATCGCGGGCGAAGACCTGGACCGCCACCTGGACGAAGTCCTGGACGCGGGCGCGGCGGTGTGGTCGGACATCTCCGCGGCGATGGACGACGACACCGAGCTGGCGCACGCGCGCCACGACAAGGCCGAGGCCATCGATCAGTTCGGCCGCGAGGAAGCCCAGCGCGATATCGCCCGCCGTGAGGCCGAGATCATCCGTCAGGCCATGGCCGAGTATCGGGAGTTCGGCGGTGTCGAGCAGCGCGCCACCACCGACCGCGGGCCCGATGCGTATCAGCGCCGCCAGGATCCGGTGAAACAGGCACCCACAGAGATCATCGATGACCTGCGCGAGGCCGAGCAGGTCTACCCGCGCGAGTGGCTCGAGGCAGCCGATGCGCGCGGCGAACTGGTGCTCGGGCAGGTGCGGCGCGCGTTCTTCGCCGGGTATGGCGGGGGCGGTGGCCGCGACATGATCGCCGGTGACATCTTCCCGAACTTCCGATATGACGGCGCGTTCTCCTCCCACAACCGCGAGGTGATGGCGCACGAGTTGGGGCACCGGATGGAACAGGCGGTGCCGGGGCTGACCGAGCTGGAATTCGCGCTGGTACGCCGCCGCGCGATGGATGGCGACAAGCTCGAGAAGCGGCGCGAGATCTACAAGGGCAGCGGCGAATACGCTCTGGCCGACTGGTGGCTGCACCCCTACACCGGCAAGACCTACAACGATCACTCACTGCATCCCGCGCGTATTGCGCACGAAGCGTTCCAAGTTGGAATGCAAGATCTGCTCGGCCGATCGAGCACCGTCTACGGCGACCCCGCCGGAGGGACGTTGACCGCCTTTGTACTGGGAGCGATGCTGCTGTTATGGCCTTCCACATCCGCAGCCGCGACAACAGCGGTGACGACCTCGGCGACGGCGACCGTTGGCTGAGCTGGGACGGGCGCGACTGGACCGCCGACCCCGAGACCACCTTCACGTTGCGGGAACCCGGATTCGCGTTTCCGCTGACTCCGACCGGGCCGATCCAGGTCGGGTACGGGCCCGGCGAGTCCGAGCTGCTCGCCGCTGCCCTGCATGTCATCCCTGCCTCGATCGCCTCGGGACAGGTCCCCGACTATCCGCGGTTGCCGCCGCTGCCGCCGGGCGCGGTCGCCTGATCCTCAGCCAGCGGTTGCCGCCACTGCCCCGGCGCGGTCGCTCGATGCCTCGATAATCGTGGATACAGTTCGACTGTTGCCACTGAACGGAGTTGTGATGACCGCGCCCGCACTCGATGCCCCACTCCCCGACGCTGTGGCCGAGGGCCCGCCGAGCGGTTGGCGCGGGCCGATCCTGCCGGTCAATATCCCCTCCGGCGACGGCCGCGAAATGACCCTGGTCGATGACAATGTGCCCGCGCGCCCGCTGCCGCTGCCGCTGAATGCGCAGTATGCGCTCGACGACGCGCACAAAGGTTCGGTGGTGATCGGCCTGATCACCCGGCTGTGGGTACAGGACGGCGCGGTGTGGGCCGAGGGCACCTTCGACCTGGTGGATCCGGTCGCCGCGGACTGGGCCGCACGGCTGGCGCGCGGCATGGCCGGGTGGGTGTCGGCGGATCTGTCCGATATCGCGGTGACCGAGGTGCCGGTGGATTCCAGCGGCACCGAGGTGCCCGACGACGCGCTGGCCGCCTGGCTCGACACCGAACCCGTACCGGGCCAGCCAGCGCCGGAATCTCCGGTGGCGAGCTGGCTGTATCGGTTCGATCAGTGGAAGGTCATGGGTGCCACGCTCGTGTCCTCGCCCGCCTTCGAGGGTGCGCGGATTTCCCCCGCCACCGATGTGCCCGCACTCACCGCCGCCGCCGACCCCGAGGCAGCACCGGTGCCGGATTCCGCCGAGCCCGCCGACCCGCCCGCCGACGGCCAGGACGACAGCGCGGGCGATGGTGACGACAGCGAGCACACCGGCGCGATGGTGGCACTGCTGCCCGCCGCCGAGGACGCGCAGCGCTTGGCCGTTGCCGGGGGTGAGGCAGTCGAGGAACTGCACGTGACGCTGGCCTACCTCGGTGAGGCTGCCGACTGGACACCGCAGCAGAGCGACGCCGTGCGCGCCGCGATCGCCGAGATCGCCCCGTCCGGGCCGCTGCTGGGCGAGGTCTGGGGTCACGCTCTGTTCAACCCGGATACCGACGGCAAGGATCCGTGCGCGGTGTACCTGGTCGGCGCGGACGGACTCAGCGATTTCCGGGCCGCTGTGCTCGGCGCGGTCCTGGACACCGGCGGCCCGGTGCCCGAGCAGCACGACCCGTTCGTGCCGCATGTGACCGCCGGGTATGGGCTGCCCGTCGAGCAACTCACCGCGACCGGCCCGGTCCGCTTCGACCGAATCCGGATCGCGTTCGCGGGGCAGAACGATGACATCCCCCTCGAGCCGGTGACTGCCGCGCTCACTGCGGCGGCTGTTGTCTACAACCACGCCGACTTCGCGACCCCCGAACCCGATCAGGTGACGGCGCTGACGGTGACCGAGGACGGGCGCGTGTTCGGGCACCTGGCCCTGTACGACTCGTGCCACATCGGGTACGACCTGTGCGTGTCCCCGCCCACCAGCGCCTCGGACTACGCCTACTTTCATCAAGGCGAGATCCGCACCGACACAGGCACACTCGCGGTCGGAAAGATCACCCTCGGCACCGGGCACGCCAGCATGTACGCCTCGGCGCGCACCGCCGCCGAGCACTACGACAACACCGGCACCGCCGTGGCGGTCGTGCGCTGCCGCGACGGGGCGCTGGGCCCATGGCTCTCGGGCCGGATCCTGCCCGGGGTCACCGATGACCGTGTGGATGAGCTGCGCCGCTCGGGTGTCTCGGGTGACTGGCGCGGAATCCGGCGCGGATCGGACACCCTCGAATTGGTCGCGGTATTGGCAGTGAATGTGCCCGGATTCCCGGTGCCGCGCACTCGCGCGCTGGCCGCGTCCGGGATCCGGTCGCTGATCGCCGCGGGCAGCCCTCGCCGCCGCCCCCCGGCCGCGACCTCACGCGGCGTCCGGCTCGATGATCTGCTGCGTCGCCGCCGCGTCGAGGCCGCCGGACACCGCATGCGCGATCTGCGTGTGAGCAGCGCGGCGGTCAAGGTGGCACGGCTGGGCAAGGAACGCCACGTGCGCACCCCTGAGGGATCCAAGAAGTACGGCAAGCCGATCGGGTCCCCGATCGAGGGCGGCGCACCGGACCTACCCGATGAGGACTCGCACGCCTCGGTCAAGGAACCAGGTCTGGCCCGCATGCCACCGATCCGCGAGCTGTTCGATCTCGACGACCGCGAGCTGTTCGACACCGTGTCGGCGGGATTCAACGGGCACTACGGCCGCCCGGACAAGGACGGACACCGCATGCAGCTCACGGTGTCCGCCGCCGAGATCGAAACCACCGCGCGGGGCAGCCAAATGATCAACATTCACGCGCAGATCACCGACGACGCCACCGGCCGCCATGTCGGCACCGTGCAGCGGGTGTTCCATCTCGACTCCGACGGAGATCCGTACGTCGAACATGCCCTGCTGCAGATCCATGACGACAACATGCGTGGGCGCGGGTTCTCCACGGACCTGTTCACTCAGGCTCGCGCCTACTATGAGCGCTCGGAGGCGTCACGGATCACGCTGTTCGCCGGACTCGACGATGGCGGATGGGCATGGGCGCGTGCCGGTTTCGAATGGCATGATGCCAGCGACAACATGGTGAACATCACGCGATCGAACTTCATGGGCAGGCTGATGGAGATCCGCGGCGCGCCGAGCACCAGCAGCGATGACAGCGCGATCGTCACCGAGTTGGCGATGCGGTTCGCGGGCCCGATCGAGGGCTGGCCTTCACCGATGGAGCTGACCACCCTCACCGGGGATAACCCCCACCTCGGTGCACTGATTCTGCGGGGATCCGAATGGTATGGAGTGATGTGGCTGATATGAGCGAGACCCGCCCGGAGGTCCGGGAGTTCCTCAAAGCGCGTGGCCGTGCCACGCGGGCACTGTTCGACAGCTTCATTGCCGCGCGTGGTCTCGATGTCGACCAAACTCATTGGTCGAGCAGTGACCGTAGCGAATACGCCACTGCGGCAAAGGAGTTGGTCGAGGAATGGAAGGGCAAGCAGGTCGAACTGCTGCGCTCTCTGAGCCCTGACACCACCGAAGGGGATGAAAGCTGATGGGCTGCAACTGCGGTGGCAGCCGACTGCTGCATCAGGTGGTCCACCCCAACGGTACGACCGTCACCTATAGCAGCGAGGCCGAAGCGCGCGCGGTCGCCGAGCAGGTGGGCGGGACGTACCAGGCGATACAGCGGTGAGCGGCTACTCTAGAGCCAGCTAAGCCGCTGGCTCCGGGCCGGGCACCACTTTTGGTTGCCCGCACGGAGGCAGCAGTGAAGATCTCCCTTCAGTCCCTCATCGACGCCGCTACCGGCACGGGTGAAGGCACGAGCGGCGCCGACGCCGTTGCCGCCCTGCTCGCCGAAGCCGATGGCACCGTTGATGTTCAGGCACTACTCGACGAAACCGTAGCCAAGTTCGGCGAACTGCGCGGCGAGGACGGCCGCACCTACAGCGAAGACGAAGTGGCCGCGCTCGAGGCGCTCACCGAGGTAGCCGAGGGCGCGCGTACCGAACTCGGCCGCCGCGATCAGGCCGTGGCCGATCAGCAGGCGCGCGTCGCGGACCTGGCCGCGCGCCTGGCCCCCGCCACCGATTCCACCGATAGCGCCGAAGACAGCCAGGACGACGGCACCGACGACGCCCAGGACACCGACAGCGATGCCGGTGCTGACAACAGCGCCGCTGAAACATCGGCAGCGGCAACCGATCCCGCGCCCGCGGCTACCGAGGCGGCACCGGCCGCGACCGTAGCCGAACCGGCCCTGGTCGCATCCGCCCCGCCGCCGCGCCGCCGCCCGGTCCGCCTGGCCGATATCCCCGCGCGCGAGGTGCGCCGCCCGGATCCGGTGCGTTCGGGTGTGGTGATCACCGCCGCCGCCGAGGTCGACGGATACGCCGCGGGCGCGGTGATGCCCGATCTCGCGGCGGTCGCGCGCGCCGGTGCCGCGAAGTTCGACAGCTTCCCGCGTGAGGTGGTGCCCAACACCCGGATTACGGCGAATATCGCGCAGTTCGCGGTGCAGTTCCCCGAAGACCTGATTACCTCCCGCGCCGCCGATGACAGCGAGGTGCTCGACCGGGCAGCCGATCAGTCCCGGCTGCCGCAGCAGTCCCTGCTTGCCGCTGGTGGCTGGTGCTCCCCGTCCGAGCGTCTGCTGGAGATGTCGCCGATCCTGGCCGACGGCTCGGCCGGTCTGATCGATCTGCCCGAGGTGCAGTCCCCGCGCGGTGGCTTGATGTGGACCGAGGGCCCGGATTACACCGCCATCTACAACGGCACCGGGTTCATTCAGACCGAGGCGCAGGCGATCGCCGGTAGCGGGTTCACCACCGCGATCGGCGGCACCGTGACGGGCACCACGAAGCCGATCTATCGGGTACCGTGCCCGGATACCTGGAACGAGAAGCGTGCCGAGGCAATCGGTTTCGGTGTCGTGGGCGGCATCCTGCAGCATGACGCGTATTCCGAGCTGACCGACGATGTCATTTCGCACGCCCTGATCGCGCACGCGCACCGGGTCAATACCCGCACCCTCAATCGGATGGCGAGTGATGCGGGTTCGGCGATCTCGCTGAGCCTGGGCCCGTCGGCGACTCCGCAGCTGCTCAACTCGATCGGTATTCAGATCGAGGACATCCGCTACGCCAACCGCATCGGTGACGGCACGATCCTCGAGGTCGCGCTGCCGCGCTGGGTGCGTGAGGTGGTGCGCGCGGATCAGTCGATCCGCACCAACGGCGCGCCGGATCAGTCCTACGAGGTGGAAGACGCCAAGATCGATGCCTGGTTCGCGCGCCGCAAAGCCCGCGTGAGCTGGGTCTACGACTGGCAGGACGCGTTCAGCGGGGTGTCGAATGGTTTCGGTTCGGCGACCGCGATCACCAGCTGGCCGACCACCGTTGATGCGCTGGTGTACATCGCGGGCAGCTACGTGCGCTCGCGTGGCGATGTGATCACCATGCAGGCGGTCTACGACACCACCAACCTGGCGGTGAACGATGTGCTGCATCTGTTCACCGAGGAAAAGCTGCTGGTGATCAAGCGCCGGTACAAGCCGCGCCTGGTGCGAATCGCGCTGTCGGCCAACGGTTCCACCGCCGCCGGGCAGATCCTCGACGCCAACGGCAAGATCGTCGTTTCCCCGTAGCCACCCCTGCCCCGGGCCCGCCGCGCGCGGGCCCGGGGTGCCCGATTCCCTCACTCTCGCAGGAGGTTTCACGGTGGCTGTCCCGCCGATCATCGTTCCCGCGCCCGTCTCCACGCCCGCGCGCGGCGGACTGCAGTCCGCGGCCGATCTGGTTCCCGAGTCCGGGCGCATCGCCAGCGGGGTGGCGTGGGAACCGGCCCCGTGCGGGCCCGCCCACATCGACCCCGCCCGATGCGGTGATACCCCGACCGCGCGCGAGCTGGTCGACGGCATCGGACTCGACACCGCCGCACCGATCGTGGTGTACGGCGGATTCACTTGCCGCGCAGTCGGTCTCACCGAACAGCAGATGCTCGCCCGCGCGACCGCATCGCTGTCCACGGAATGGGCAGCAGTCGAGTCCGCGGTATGGTCCTCGACCGCGCTGCGCCTGATGTCCACTACCAGCGGCGAGGCGACCACGGTGCTGGCTCCGGATCCGGTGTCACTGTCCACCGGTGTCGGGCTGCTCGAAGCGTTCCTCGGCGCGCACTACGGCGGGATCGGGGTGCTGCACGCGCCGCGCGCGGTCGCCGCGCACGCCGCGACAGCGCAACTGGTCACCACCGAATCCGGCCGCCTCACAACGGTGTTGGGCAACCGGTGGGCCTTCGGTGCCGGATACCCGGGCACCGGCCCCGACGGGAGCGCGCCCGAGGCGGGCAGTACATGGCTGGTCGTGACCGGCGCGGTGAACTACCGACGCACCCCGATCACCTATCGCCCGGCCACGATGGCGCAGGCACTCAACCGCGCCGACAACTCGATTCGGTCGCTGGCCGAACGCACCTACGTCGTGGCCTGGGATGACTGCGTGCGCGCAGCCGTGCCGGTCACCCTCACCTAGGAGTCATCCCATGCCCACCATTTTGGCTGTCGACGGCAACGCCCCCGAGATCGCGGCCCGCCTGCTCGAGGCCGCGGGCGATCAGCCCGACCGCGTGCAGGTCGCGACCGGCGGCAAGTACATCGGTTTCGAGGTCGACGACGACCTGGCGCGCGCCGCCGGGTACGTCCTCGACGACGAAGACGAAGACGACGCTGCAGGTTCTACCCCGGTAGTAAGTGACGGACCAGCCCACATCCCTGACCCGAGTTCGGATCCGAGTACCCCGAGCGAGGAACCGGCGGACACACCGACCCCGCACGAGGCGTCGACTCCGGCGGTCGAGGGCGATACCGATTCCATTGTGGCTGCCGACCACGACACCGCCGAGGCCACCATGCCGGAACCAAAGACGACCGCCAAGCGCACCACCCGCTCGAAGTAGGCACCCGGTCGTGACGGTCATCTCGGACAAGTTCACCGACCTGGCCGGGATCGGTGACTCGGGCGCGGTGAGTTTCTACGCGCCCGGGTTGCGCGATGCCGGATCCGGGGCCGCGATCATCACCGGCCAGTGGGTGCACGTGCCGGTGGCCCCGGACGGCAGTTTCACCAGTCCCCCACTGGAACCGGGCCCGGCCCTGGTGCGCGTCGGCGGTGTCGCTCACCCGATCGAGGTTCCCGACTACTCCACGCCGGTGCGGCTGTGGCCGCTCATCGCCGCGGGCGGCCCGCCGGTGCTGCCACCGGAAGCGCAGGTGGTGCTGAATTTCGGTGGCGTGGCGGGCCTTCGGGTGGTCACCACCGGCTGGTTTGACACCCACCCGCACGATCCGGACACCGTCTACATCCTGATCCCCAACTGAGACCGGAGAATCCCCATGGCCCTCCCGTACATATACCCGCGAGCGATGATGTCGCTGATGAACGGTGAGATCAACGTGCTCACCCACACCTTGAAAGCGACGCTGCACACCGCGTCCTACACACCGGATCTCGATGCGCACCGCTATCAGTCCAGCCTCGCCGGTGAGCTGGCGACCGGCAGCGGCTACACCGCCGGTGGTCTGACCCTGACCGGTAAGACCCTCAACTATGACGCCTCCACCGATACCGCCTGGCTCGACTGTGATGATCTGATCTGGGCCGAACCCACCACGCTCAGCGCCCGCTACTGCGTGATCTCCGATACCAACAGCGGTGCGGCAGCGACCAATCCGCTGCTGGCGTTGATCGACTTCGAAGCGGTCAAGAGCAGCGACAACAGCGTGTTCAAAATCGGTATCGCCGCAACCGGTCTCGTGCGGCTCTCGGCGAACTGACCTGCGCTGGTGGCGATCTTCAGCAGGGCCAGCGCACCGGTCGGGGTGCGCTGGAACGAAGTGCACGTGCTGCGCATCGCCCTCGGCGATGTGATCGTGTGGGACGGCACGACCCCGGTCATCATCAGCATCGCGCCCGCGCACGGGCACGCGGTGATGCCCGCGCCCACCCTGATGGTCGGCATCGGCATGTCGATGCCGGGCAGCGCCACCGCCCGCGCCCGGGTGCCGGGCCCGCAGGTGGCTGTCGGTGTGGCCCTGTCGATTTCAGCGCTCCACGCACGCGCGACGGCACCGGCTGTATCGGTCGGCACCGGGGCCGCCATCGCGATCGCATCCGCGCACGCGCGCGCGGTGTGTGTGACTCCGTCGCTGTCGGTCGGTGCCACGATCTCGACCCCGCCCGCGCTCGGGCACGGTGAGGTGCCCGTCCCCGATATCGACCTGGACTATGACGACGCGTTCAACCGTCCCGACGGGTCGATGGGCAGCGACTGGATCACCAGCACCCATCCGCCGGTCATCGAGAACGGGCGCGTGCACGGCGGCAACACCGGGCCCAACAGTGCCGACACCCGTCATCCCGCTCTGCGGCTCACCCCGCTCGATGCCGACGGCATGCAGACATGGCTGACGTTGCGCACCCCGACCGGGCCCGCGAACGGTGACCTGGTGGCCGGTGTCGTATTGCGTGGCCATGCAACGACTTTCGATCGAGTCGAAGCGGTCGCTACCCCGTCGTCGGCGGCGATCGTGTCGGTGATCGGCGGCACCCGCACCCTGCGCCAGTTCACGCCCCTGACCGCCGCTGACGGGGACCAGTTGCGGTTCGCGGTGTTCGGGACACTGTTCGCGGCCTACCTCGCCGACTCACCGACTCCGGTGATGACCTGGAACGACAGCAGCAACGAGGCCGGGGTGGGCGAGGACTACCGTCATGCCGGGTTCGTGGTGGTCACCTCCAAGAACGAAACCGGCGCACGCACATACGGTTTCGATATCGATGACTGGCACGCCGAACCCTGGGACGGCACTACCCCGGTCCGCATCACCATCACCCCGGCCACCGGCCACGCCACCGCACCAGCCCCCACCGTCGCGGTCGGTATCGCGCTCGCGCTGGCCGCCGCGGCTACCGGCCGCGGCTCGGTTCCGATTCCGTCGATCGGCACCGGGGCGAGGGTCGTGGGCGGGCCCGCGACCGCGCACGCTGTGATGCCCGGGCCGGCACTCGGTGCAGGCACCACGGTGTCGCTGTCGGCCACCAGCCACGGGCGCGCCCTGGTTCCCGTGCCGGGTGTCGGTGCGGGCGTGACCATTTCGCTGGCTGCCAGTGCGCACGCGCACGCGGGGATCCCGGCGTTGCCGTCGATCCCGTACCCGTCCCCTGCCCTGTATCCCTCGACCAGCCTCTATCCGAAGGGCACATGATGGCCGCCTACACGAAACAGACCTGGGCCGATGACCCGGCCACCAGCTCGCCGATCTCGGCGGCGCGTCTCAATCACATCGAGGACGGCATCTACAACGCGGTGCCCGCCCACGATGAGGTGACCCGAACGCTGTGTTGGAGCAACGGCGGTCAGGGCATCGTGTCCTCGCTGGCCAGCGTCACGAACTGGTCCTTTCGGTTCGCGTTCCGGTTGGAAGCCTCGACAGTGAAATGGCGTCTGCGCCTGTCGAATTGCGACTCCTGGACCCCGGCGACCAAGACCGCGCAGAACCTTGCCACGGTGAAGGTCGGCACTCATCTGCGCACCATTTCCAGCAGCGCGTTGGGCGCGGAAACGGGCAACTTCACCGGCAGCACCGCCACCACGTTGTTCTCTGGCAGCTCGACCATCCCCGGTGACTATTCGCAACTGGTCACGTCGTGGTTCACCGAGCCGTTGACCGCGGGCACCGAATACCTGCTGGCGCTGGGTGGTTCGGGATCGAGCAGCACGCTGCCGTTGGGGGTGGGCCGCTGCTGGTACTGGTCCAATGCCACCAGCGGCGTGGATCCCACGGTGCTGGGCAGCGCGGCCACCACGCAGGCGCAGTGGATGCCGTTGGATGTGGTGATCGAATACGAGACCACCTCGCGGCAGAAAGCTGTTCTGGTGCTGGGTGATTCGATTTTCGAGGGCACCAGCGCGGTACGCGGTGCGGCGATCTCACCGACCTCGCTGCTGCGCACCCCGGTCAACCAGTGGGCGCGACGCAAGGGATTGCTGGTCCAGAACCATTCCCTGTACGGGATTCCCGCGATGCGCGTGGCGGTCTCGACCGATCGGATATGGACCCGGCAGCCGATCGCCGGGGGCGCGTTCGATGCCGCGGTGATCGAGCAAGGCACCAACGACATCGACCTGTCCTCACCGGCACGGACCTCGGCGCAGATCCAGGGCGATATCGAGACAATCGTCGGGTTGATCCAGACCGCGATCGGCGCGGACAAACCGATCTACGCGGTCACGATCAACGCCCGCAACTACAGCGGTGGCAGCGCGCAGGAGACCAAACGCACCGATATCAACTCCTGGCTGGCGACCTTGCCCGCCGGGCTGACCGGTGTCGTCGATACCGATGCGGTGATGCGCTCGACCTCGGCGACCCAACCTGATGCCGCGCTCGTGTCCTCGGATTCCATCCATCCCAGCCACGCCGGACAATCCACGATCACCACCGCGCTGTGCGCGGCGGTGCACCTGTAACCGGCAGTGGCGCACTCGGATTCGAAGGGAGGTGGCACACCATGTGGGATCTGATCCGTGACGGGCTGGTGTTCCTGGCACACGCCGTGCTGCTTCTGTGGGGCTAGCGAAGGCCATGCCCGACTATCCTGCTAATCACACGCGCTGCTGGCTGCGGGCCGGGCCACTCCCCCCTTTCCGGTTGGAGACCCGATGACTTCCACCTGCTGGTCGTCCGTGCGCGGCAAGACCGCCCGGCTCACCAAGATTTCCCCCTGCGGCGCGCCAGTGGCTGGCGCGAAGAACACCGTAGTCACCGACGGATTCGTGACCATCGAGTACTCGCCCGAGTATGAAGACGGGCAAGAGTCCTCGATGAAGAAAGCCGATGGCCAGTTCGCGTGGATCTTCAAGGACGATGATCAGCTGAAGTGGTACACCGCCGCGATCGAATTCACCGGTGTGAACCCCGATGCGTTCGCGATGATCCTCGGGCAGCCGCTGGTGCTCGACCACGAAGGCAACGCGGTCGGTATCCGGGTCGGTCAGGTCGTGGCCACGGATTGGGCGCTGGAAACCTGGACCTCGATTCCGGGCATCGCCTGCACGAACCTGACTCCGTACGGGTATTTCCTCGCGCCGTGGCTGCACGGGGGCAAGCTCACCAGCTTCACGATCGAGAACGGCGCGGCGAAGTTCAAGATTGAGGCCGCGCGCACGCTGATCAATTCGCAGTGGGGCAAGGGCCCGTACACCGTCGACCTCAATCCGGGGACTCTGCCCGCGGATCCGCCGGTGGCGGGCAAGCTGCTGACCCCGATCGCCGCGGATCAGCACCTCGATATGCACATCACCTATGTCGCGCCGCCCGCGTCGTCGTGCTCGGCGAGCGCACTGGTGATCGCCTGATGCCAGTGTGCGGATGGCAGATCACCGACTGGCCGCCCGCCTACACCTCGGCTGATGCCGACGCGAAGGCGGCGGCCGAAGCCCTGGCAGCGTCCACCCTGTGGGCGCTGTCCGGGCGCGTGTTCGGGGTGTGCCAGGAAACCATCACCCCGATCGTGGAACCCGCGCAGCCCTCGACCTACGACGGGCCCGGCGGCGCGGCCGGGCGGATCACCGGAGTATGGGCCGCGACGACATACGCCAGCGGAACGAGTGACCGGTGCGCGCAATCCCGTGATCGGGTCGCGCTGCCGGGCCCGGTGCAGGAAGTGACCGAGGTGCGCGTGGCGGGCCAGCTGGTCGACGCGAACGCCTACCAGGTGCACAACCTGCGGTGGCTGGTGCGCATCGACGGGCAGCTGTGGCCGGTCAACGCCGCGGCCGCCGATTTCACCGTCACCTACCGGCGGGGGCTGCCGATCCCGGCCACCGCGCTGATAGTGCTCGTGGATCTGGCGGTCGAGTTCTTGAAGGCACGCACCGGCAGCGGCAAATGCACGATCCCCACCCGTGCGCAGCAAGTCACGCGCCAGGGTGTCGATATCCAATTGATTGATCCGGCAACGCTGTTCGACAACGGGCTGACCGGTGTCGAGTCCGTGGATCGGTGGCTGGCCACAGTGAACCCGGGCATGCGGCGCGCCCCGTCGCGGGTCTACTCCCCCGACCGCCGCGCACCGATCCGGGTGCGCTGATGGACACCGGGGTCTACCAGGTGGCGCACACCCTGGTCGGGGCGCTCACCGCCGCGCTGGCCTCCACTCGCGCGGGCGCGCCGTGCCTTTCGGTCGTGCACCCGGGCACCATGGCACCGGACTATGGATGGTGCGACTGCGGGGACAGCGAGGGCATCGCGTGGTCGCGGGTCGTGTCGATCACCCCGTCGATCGATTTCCCCACCCCGATCTCGCGGCCGGTACCGGCAGGCCAGATCGCGCAGCTCTCAGCGGTATTCGAACTCGGGGTGACGCGCTGCTACAGCACACCCGAGGACAACTCGATGCCCGAGATCGGTGTGCTCGACAGCATGGCCCGCGACGCCCTCGACGACGCCGCGGCGATGCTGCGCGCGGTGCAGTGCAGCGGACTGGGCCCCGAGGCGATGGTGGGCCCGTGGATTCCACGCGGCCCCCTCGGCGGGATCCACGGCGGCACAATGACAGTCACCGTCCGGGTCGACACGTGCGGCTGCCCAGGCACGATGCCACCGCTGGATCAGCTGATCGCGCCGCTGCCCGGCGATCCCCGCACCTGACCGGCAGCCGCAACCGGTTCGGGCACCACAACGCCACCGATACCGATCCGTCGTCTCGGTCGCACAGTTTGTAGTGTGTCGAGCGTGATGGCATCCGATGATCTGCTTGCCGACGCGATTCTTGACGTACTGGACGAAGTTCCCGACGGCACGGTCTTCGGTGCGGGTGAGGTACTGCGCGCCCTACGACCAGTCTTGCCCGGCGCGCAGATAGACGAAGTGCGCGAGATGCTCGACCTTTTCGCCTTGCCGATGTTGGGTGGTGTCATCGCTGTCGAGCACGGCTACCGCACGGGGGTGTCGTCTGATGTCGTTGTCGATCGGCTGCGCAAGCTGACGACTGCAGTGCGCCAGGTCGATGACGAGGAACTTGCCGACCGCTACTGATTCTCTCGCCATCGGCTGCTTTTACGGGCCGGGCGATCGGGGCCGAACACATGCTCGCGCAGTAGCGGGGTACCGGTACGGGCGGTCTCGAGGATGTGCACCGCTTCGCGGCCGGTGAGCTTGAACTCTTTGACCAGCTCCAACGGCGCGACCTCGGCGGGCCCGACGATATCGACGAACAACCTGTTTCGGATCTGCTTGGCGGCGTGGATGTCGGCGGATGCCTTCTTATAGCGGTCGGACCTGGACGGGGCACGACCTCCACCGACGCGGGTTGTGGTCTCCCCCGTCGCCACCAGACGGCGCTCGGCGGCGGCGATCTTCGCCAGCGCTGCGGCAATACGTGGGTCACTCACCTGGTCACGATATCGCGATCGGCGAGCTGCTGATCAAGCTCACGGACCGCCGAGGTTCCTGCCCATGGTGACAACCTGCGCCGGGCCGTCCCGATCGAGGCAGCCAGCCGCGGTGATCGGTTCCGTTCGGTCAGCTCGGCGGCCTCGCCGATCGCCGACGCGGCTTCGTCGATATCGCCCAGACGCTCGAGGGGTTGCGCCAGCTCGAGCAAAGTCACCGCCCGGTCGCGCGTGAACTCGCCCGGGATCTGCTCGACCGCGCGGCGCGATGCGGCGGCTGCGGCGAGTGAGTCCCCCAGGTGGGTCAGAGTCAAACCGCGATAGCTCTCGAGCAAGCCGGGCCCGACGAAGTAGGCGCGAGACTCGCTCGGGTGACAACAGGGGGACAGCCCATCGAGTGACCGGGCGGCGTTGTCCAGGGCGCGCAGCGCTTCCATGCGCTCGCGACTTCGAGCAGCGGCGTCGGCCAGGCGGATTTCGACATAGGCGCGCAGTCGCTGATCTTTGCTCTGGGCTGCCCAGGATCGCGCGTCGACAGCGTGGCTCATCGCCATTCGAGGGTGCCCGAGCCAGACTTCGAGCTGGCTCATGTGGCACAGCAGATATGCCGCGAGGTCGGGATCCTTCGCATCGTGGGCGAGTTCGTGTGCCTCGCTGTAGTGCTCGGCAGCGGAAGCATGATCACCGACATCTGCGGCGAGAGAACCTTCGAGCCCATGCCATTCGGCATACAGACTCAGCAAGGACGGTTTCAGAGTCGGCACACAGTCCGCGAGCATGGCTTTGGTGAGTTGCCGTTGCACGGTGACCAGCCCGATAGCCGCAGGTGAACCGAGCTTGTCATCAAGCTGCATTGCCGCGTGGAGCGTGCCCCGAACAAGTTCGATCGCGGACGCGTCAGGTCGGCATGCTGCAAACTTCTGCGCGCTCTCGGCTTGCGATGCGGCGCGGCTGTCCGGATCAGAGTCACCGGCCAGCAGCGCACTGAATCGCGCGGACTGGGTCGGAGTGAGACGGCCAACCTGCGTATCGAGATCGGCGTGCCCGTCGCGCCCGATCGGTAGACCCCCTTCCCACCGCTTAATCGTGCGCTCGTTGACGCAGACGACATCGGCAAACTCCTTCTGCGACATCAGCATTGCGCCGCGCAAGGCGCGAACGTCCCGAGCAGTCCAGGTGGTAACGACGAGCATGCGCACGCTCCCTCGCAACGATGACGGTGCACCGAATGTAAGCCCTACTGGCCCCGGTGTGCCCCCAAATGTCCCCGTGCTGTCACCGCCTCTACCTCTAGCGTTCCTAGTAGCCCCGGCGCCGGACCAGCCGTAGCGCTTCCGGTGCCGGGTGCCCACCAGGTCCCTCTCGGGGACCGGGCAAGGGGGCGAGAGGACATGACGATGATGCACAAGGCAATCGGGTACATCAGGCGGGACATTTCCAGAACTCGACAGCAATGGGATGAGACCCAGATCCGCAGTCTCGCAGCACGTTCGGGCTACGACCTGTGCAAGATACTCGTACTTGGGCCACAAACCGACCTGACCAAGCGGGTGCGGGTCAGCGTGTCTCGCGCGGGCGCGGTCGCGATCTTCGTGCCGACGCTCGCCCACTTCGAGGGCGGAATCCCCGATGAGATCCGCGAGGCTGCCGCTGTGATCGCGGTCGATACCGGGCACACGATTCCACGCTGGCCAGCTCGCACACAGACACCCAGTTAGGAGCGGTGAGCCGCGCCTGGTGATGTCCCCCGAGACTGCAGGGCCGGAATCGGCTCCGGCCCTGCACCCCTGGTTACCCTCGCTCCGTTGCGGGGGCGCGACCGAACAAGAGAATACAACTCAGGTGTGTGAATTGCGTTGCGCTAGCTCATCTTTCGGGCTGCCGCTGGTTCGCGTGAAAGGTAGGCGGTGATAATGGCTTCCGCAGATGCGTGCAGCGACAGCACGGTCGCAAAGAGTCCATGGGAGACCGCCGACTATTCGCGCCTGGAAAACTATCTACTGTGCGGCAAGGACAACTACGAGGCTGATCGCGAACTCGGCGCAAAGCTCGAGGTGGCGTTCCCGCAGATCAGGCAAAGCCTGTGGCATGCGCGAGACTTCCGGATTGCGGCAAGCACGCACTTCGCTCAGCGTGGAATATCGCAGTTCCTCGAGATCGGCGCAGGGCTGCCGCTGGAACCCGACCCGCACGACAGGGTGCTGCAGGTCAACAAGCAGGCAAGGGTTCTGTACGTGGCCGACAACCCGACCGAAGCCACACACCGGCGCGCACTGACCGCCAGCCGACAGGCTCACGTGCTCGAAGCCGACTTCACCATGGCCTCGGACGTTATTCGGATGGCGAGTGACAGCAGGGAATGGGATTTCACTGCGCCGGTGGTGGTTTCATTCGGCAGAGCACTCGAGCGCGTAGAGGACGCGGCCACCCTTGTGCGGGCGTACTCCGATGCGATCGTGCCCGGATCCGGACTCGTGATCAGCCATCATGTGACCGATGTCGACGCGCCGATAGCCGAGGCGCTGGCATCGGCGTTCACCGCGTTCGGTCTGAAGTTCTATCCACGCACCATCAGCGACATTCACGCGCTGTTCGATGGATATGACCTGCTCGATCCTGGCATTGTCGAACCGGCGCGCTGGCACAGCCAGGAGACGTACTCGCCAGAGCTGCACTGCCGCACCGGAATCGGGTGGCGGATACCGGACCGCGGTTCAGTCGAACCAGATGGACAGCTCCTGAACTAGCCGCAAAATGTCCTTTGCCCTGCGGCTCTCGTGCACGTCAGGCGCGCCGGTGAGGAAGCGAAGCCAACGCGGCAATGGCTTGCTTTCCACACGCGGCACTGGTCCGTAGACGGACTCCAATGCGTGAACCTGGATCTGAGCGTTGGTCAGAGCCAGTTCGAACTTGACCCGGGCGTCACTTGAGACATTGGGTCCTATCCGGAAGCGGCGCTGCTTCTCCATCGCCTGCACCACATCTTTGAGCTTCCTGAGTTCGACGTGGATGGCGGCGGCCTCGGCCCGGTCGTACATCATGGTGCGTTGCGCGGTCTCTCTGTCGCGCAACGACTGCCGTCTCGGCATAGTCCCTCCCCTGTTTCAGAACGCGGGATCCCACGATAGATCGCGCGAAACCTATTCCTCCACAGACAGATTGATACGCAGGCTCAGCGCTGCTTGCGAATCAGTCATGGTTCTGGGCAAGCCCATGTGTGGGGTCTTCTGGTCAGCACATCCGCCGCGCCAAGATTCTTGCTCGACGCCGCTCGGATGTCCGCCCGTAGGCCAGCTGGAATTTCATACGCACGCAGGCGTCACGCCACCGGGCTGCAACTCCGTCGGCGCGCGGCCACATCTCCACCACCACCGATTGCGAACTGTCTTCAGCCATACCTGTTTCGACGCATCCGCGGCCTGTCTGGTTCCGCGCCACCTACCGCGGCTTTCCACGACGGTCAGCGGCGACGCCCGGCGACACCACCCCGAGGGTTCACCCCGTCGCGGCGGTGACTGGCGACGCTGTGGGTTTTCGCGCCCGCGGCGACATCGGGCAGCAGATCGGCGGCCAGGTGCACCGCGGCGTCGAGGGCGCCGGGCGACCAGGTGCTGCCGGGTTCCCAGTCGATCCACTCGCTCACCAGCCCCTGCAGCGAGGGGTGCGTGCCGAATCCGATGCGGCCGGTAATCACCGCCTGCGCAACGGGTTCGGCGCGCAGCACCTTCTTGCGGCGCGAGTGCACACTGCGCACGTACGGGCACAGCGCGCCGCGCGGTATCCGGTCCTCGCGTTGCAGTGCGTCCCATGCCTGGGTGATCAGCGTTTTCGCCATGTCACCGCCGTAGTTGGATTCGAACACGATGCGGTCCGCACCGATCTCATGGGCGAGCAGGCATGCCTGCACCGGCCACTCGGCCGAGGACATGCGGGCGGTGCGGTTGTGCGTCCACCAGAACTTGCCGCTGGTATCAACGCAGCCACCGATGATGCCTGCGGTGTCACGGCCGCCGCCGGACGGGTCGATGCCGACCCCGACGCGGGCGGGCGGGCCGGGCTGGGCGCGCCGGTCCTCGATGAGGTGTTCGCTCAGCAGCGCGCCCTCGGCGGTGATCGGCAACCCGAGCGACAGCGATGCCCAGTCTCGGGCGGTCATGGACTGGCGTAGTCGCGCCCAGTGCGCGGCCTGGGCGTCGATGTCGTCGGCGGGGATCTTCGGATGCTGCAGCGGCGCACCAGGTTCGCGGCCGAGCGGGTCGGGGTAGACCCCTCGCGCGGGGTCGGGGGCCAGGGCGATGGCGGGCAGGTGCAGCACCCGCCATTCGCCGCCTTCTTCTTCGCGGCCTTCGCGTTTGAGCAGACGCCCGGCCAGGTCTTCGGCGTGCCAGCGGTGCATCACCAGCACTTCGCGGCATTCGGGTGCGCGACGCGAGGCGAATGCCGATGAGTACCAGTTCCATACGCCTTCGCGGATGGTGGGGCTGTCGGCGGCGGCGCGGTCAGCGAACGGGTCATCGATGATTCCCAGATCCATGGGCTGGCCGACCAGACCCGAGCGCACGCCGCGCCCGCGGTAGCCGCCGCCGGTGGTCAGGGTCCAGTCGCTGCGGGTGGCTTCATCCCCGCGTAGCCGTAGCCCGTACTCGCGCCCGAATTCCAGGATCAGATCGCGGCACGCTGCGGAGTGCCCGGCGGCCAGGTGCTTGGCGTAGCTGCCGAGAATGATGCGGTCTCTGGGCTTTTGGGTGAGCCACCAGAACGGGAACCAGCGCGATACCCGGGTGGACTTGCCGACCTGGCTGGGGGTGAAGATCATCAGCTTGGCGTTGGGGGTGTCGCGCACCCACACCAGATCGCGGTCGATGCGGTCGAGGTAGTCCCGGCGCGCGGTGCCGGGCTGGTGCTTGGCGGCCAGCGTGCCGGGGGTATCGCTGGTGTCCAGGGGCATTCCCATCCGCGCGCATGCCTCACGCAGCCGGTCGCGCAGGTGCTGCTTGTCGCGGTCGGGCAGGGACCGCCAGCTGTCGCCGTCGAGAACGCTGGTCACCCATCCATTCTCGCGCGTCCCGCCTTTCACCCGGGGACATGGCGATCATGGAACGCGGCCGGGTTGTGGCCGCCGCCGCGTACCGGTGAGACTGTGCGGTCCGGTTCTCTTTTACTGTGAATCAGTTTCTGATTCACAGTAAGAAAAATGCTGGAACAACCCGGGACATTGCGGGCAATTCTCGAAATCGCTGCTAGGTCATGCGATTCGGTCGCTACGCTGAGCGGGCTTTGCCTTCGTTCGGTAGGTGGTTGTGTCCCATCCCAGGTACACCGCCGCCACTACCGATGAAGGGAGAGCATGTGGCGAAGAAGAAGCCACGGAACCGGAAGCCCTCGGCAGTCATCCGACTGACAGCCGAGGTTTCCGTGCGTAGTCCTTGGCTGCTGGTAGCGGGCATCCCGTTGCCAGCGGTGGTGCTGCAGTTGTGGTCTCGATGATCCTGCCCTGCTGACACCATGAGGACGGGGTCAGGCCTTCGGGTCTGGCCCCTTGCGTGCCTTCAAACTGTGTTGAAACACTCCGCAACTCTAGCGGGTGACTCAACATGGATCGCATCGTTCAGCTATTTTTTGACGATGTACCGCACAAATTATCGCGCCAGTTATCGTTTCTAGTTATCGTTCCGGTTCTTCTTCTGGTTATCGTTCCGGTTCTTCTTCTGGTTCTTCTTCTGGTTATCGAACTCGGAAAGCCAGCTCACGCGCAGATCCCAGCGGCCTGCCTCGGCGGGCGTGTTCCGCTCGATGACCCCGATATGCGTTGTGCCGTAGCGATCGACCATGCCCACTCGGTCACCGGGAACCAATCCCAGGCTGCCGTCGAACGCGGCGACCCGGGCACGCCACCGGGCTTGATACGCGCGGCGCGGTCCCTCGCTCGAGGGCGTCAGGCCGTTCGGTGGTGGGCCACATTGCCAATTGAGCGGGGCAGCTGGGGCGGCGAAGGGATCGCCGAGCAGCCATCGGGCGGCCACGAAGGTGGTGTATGCGCTGTCACCCCATGGCAGGGCGAGCTGCTGCGCGGATCGACCGGCGGGCAGCTGCGGGCGCGGGTGGCGTGCGAATCCGGGTGTCAGCATGGTGCTGGCGGGGGCGGTCCCCCGAGTTCGATTGTCTCGCCGTCGGTCTCGATGCGTACGGCACCGCCGTGCTCGGTGAGCCATTCGAACAGCTGCTGGAAAGCTGGTGTGATGGCTTCGAATACCTCGGCGGGGACCGTGATGCGCATCGTGATTTCGCGGGTCGCCTGATCAGAGTTCTGTTGGCTCATGGGTGTGACCCTTCAGCATCGGCCGCGGGTATGTGTGTATTCGAGGGGGCGATGCCCAGCACGGGATGCGCGGTCGTCCCTATCACGGTCGGCAGCAACGGGTTCCACTGCTGAACATGCCATGCGGGCAGCAGCTCGGGGGTCGGGTTGGCCGCCCATTCGCACCAGGGGCAGCCATCGCCGGGGCAGACCTGCCAGCCTGGGGCGTCCCTGGCTGGGTGCATGGTGCCGCGCGGGTTCCACTGCGAATCCCACAGGCGCACACGCACACCGGCGGCGAACCTACCCAGGACGCGGGCGAGGGTCGCGTGCTCGGCGCTGGTCAGCAGGGGCAGCACCGCGGCACGGATGGGCGTCGAGGGGCACTGTGCCTCGGTGACCGGCGGCGTCCAATTCTCCAGCGCCAGAGGGTCATCGGGCAACGGCCACCGATTCAGACGTGCCAGGTGTGCGGTCAGCAGCGCCAGCACGACCGATCGCGGCGCGGTGGGGTATGTCGGGACGCCGGTGGTCATGTCGTCACTCCGGGTTCGGGATCCCAGCGCGGTGCGTTGTCGGGATCGGCGTAGTCGGACAGGTCGCCGCCGAACACGCGGCGGCGCGGGTCTCGATTGGTCACAGCGCGCGCCTTGCGGTGGCGGCCGCATCGTGGTCTGCCAGGGCGCGTTCGCGTTCGATGGGTGCCCATTCCGAGACCGGTCGCGGCGGTGAGGGTTCCACGATCCGCAAGGCGACGCGGGTGCCATCGTCGCGGCGGGGTGAGACGGTGTGCGCGGACTGGTCGACGCGCAGCAGGCCGGTGCCGCCGTCGGTGATCTCGATATCACGGATGCGGATGTAGGTGCCGTCCCAGCAGATCCAGCAGGGCGGGGTGCCGGGCAGCTGCAGCAGGGTCCGCACCACCTCGGAATCGACGGTGATGGTGCCCGCGAGGTAGTCGCGGGTGCCGGCCCGCTTGGTGGCCAGTACGGCGGTGGCGGTGGCGGCCAGTTCGCAGACGGGGATCAGCTCGCCGGGTGCATCGCCCGGGCGGTAGATGGCGTTCACAGGGGTGTCTCTCGATAGTGGTGGGCGGGGTGGCCGGGCAGGGGCGCAGGTCCTGCCCGGCCGGTCGAGCACGGTCAGGGGGTTGTGTCGTCGGTCTGCAGCTCGGGCGGGGTGGTGGCGCGTAGCTGGGTCATGAGCTGTTCGATCTCGGCGTCGATCTCGCTGTGGCCGGTGATGGTGGCCTCGATGGTGATGCGGTCCAGGCCGGTCACCTTGGTGTAGCGGTCGACCATCCGCAGGCAGAGTTCGGCGGCGCGGGGGTCTCCGGCAAGCGCTCTGGGGAACCATTTCCCCCACAGCCGTTGCAGCCGCTCGAGAACGACCGGGCGGGCCTCATCGGCGATAGCGGCTGTGCGGGTGGCGGTTTCGGACAGTGCGGTCTGCACCGCCCGGTAGGCCGATCCGCGGTCGCAATAGTCCAGGGCATCGGCGATCTGCTGGTAGGTGCGGCCCTTGACGAACAGGTCCAGCGCGACCTCGCGGCGGGCGGCGGCCGAGGCGAGGCGGCGCGCGGCCTGCTGACCGGGTTTCACCATGGCGTGCGCCCGCCTTCCTTCGATTTTCTCGGACACAGTGGAACTGTTGCCTACATTATCCGGGCCTGGGTGTCGGTCAGGTCGGGCCATTCGAGCTTGCAGATCGCCAGCTTGTGCCGCTCGAGTACCCGATACGGGACCGGCAGCCCGAGCTGCTGCGCGCCGATCGAGGCCAGGCACAGCGCGTCGGCCTGGTCGTCACCGCGGAACACGACATCGGGCCACAGCTTGGCCACCGCCACGGCTACGTCGACTTTGCCCGCGCTGCCGTTGTCGGTGGCCCACTTCGCGCGAGAGGTCGGCGGGCACACCATGACCGGGATCCGCAGCGAGGCACACGCGTCGTAGAGCTTGCCGCGGTACCAGGCCGAATCGTGCTGGCCGGGCCCTCGCACGCCGAGCGCCGGGCCTTCGAGCACGACCAGCTCGGCGTCGCGGGGTATCCGGTCCATGGTGCGGTCGCGCAGGCTGGCCAGCCGGTGCGAGCGCTGCGCCCAGGTGTCGCCCTTCTTTCCGGCCGAGGCGATGGTGTGGAACTGGACCGCATCGAGCGGCCACGGATCGCCGGGCGGGGTGGTGCGGATGATGGCGATCCCGGTGCTGGTCAGGCTGGGGTCGATGCCTACGACGGTGCGCATGGGTTGTTCTCCTGTGTGTGGTCCGGAACAGGGGCGGGCGGGGTCAGCCGATGATGTGGATCGCGGCGAGCAGGATCCAGGCCATGGTGATGGTGAGGGCCTGGGTCATGGCGAGTTGGCGCAGCCTGGTCGAGCGTCGGTAGCGGCCCAGGATCTCGATGGCGACCGCGACCAGGGACAGGGCGAGCAGGGCACTGATCGGGCTCACGGCTGTTCGTCCTCGATGGCGCGGGCCACGTCGCGGTCGTGGTCGGGGTCGGTGGTGCTGCCGGGTGTCGTGGGTTCTTCGGGGCCGCACTCGCAGTCCTCGGGTGCTGCGCCCTGTCCGATGGAGCAGGCGCAGCAGACCCCGAGCGGTCCGATCTCGCCGGGTGCCATGAGGCAGTGATCGCAGTCGCCGCTGCCTTCCTGCCATTCCTCGGCGTCGAGCAGCTCGCCCTCGAGCGGTTCGCCCTCGAGCAGCTCGGGGTCGTCGTATCCGTCGAGGGCGGTTGCGCCGAATGGGTTGGCGCGGTCGCCGGTTTCGGTGATCGTGGTGACCAGGATCGGCAGGGTGACTGCCCACCGGTCGAGCATGCGTGCGATGGTCGGTCCGTCGTGGATGAGTTGCCACGGCATGGTTGTGTCGTCGAGTTCGATGTGGGTTCCCGCGAGCACCACGCGGTCGACCAGCACAGTGAAAGTGACTGTGCCGAAGGGCATTTCAGGGTGTGGATGGTTCAGGTCGATGGGGTGGGCCAGGATCAGCCAGGGCACATCGTGGCCGTCGATGGTGAATTCGCCACGGGTCCAGTCGATCGCGGCGTGGTGGCCTCCGGTCGCGGGCATGGGCAGCGGTCCTTTCGTGGTGAGGTGTTGGCGGTCGAGGCGGGCGGTCAGGGCCAGAGCGGACAGGGATTCTGGCGGCAGGCGGCGGGCAATGTGGGCGGCGTCGATGATGGGAGCCAGGGCCCGACGCATGGTCTCCACGGCCGCCAGGATGCCGGGGATGAACACGGCCAGCTGCTCGCCGATATGGCGGAATGCCGCGGCCAGACCGTTGGCCAGCCGGGCGAACGGGGTGCTGTCGCGCACGGCCCGTTCGTGGCGGGCGCGGGCCCGGTACCGCATGCGCGGGAAGTTCTGTGGGGTGCGGGCGAGGCCACTCACGCGCGCGTCGTGCCGGTGCCGGTGACCAGAACGAACTCGCGGCCGGTGAGGCGGCGGGCGGTGGTGCTGTTGGCGCGGGTCCGGCTCAGCGCCTGCCCGTCGACAGCGATCACGGTGTAGTCGATCTGCCGTTCATCGGGCGCGGCCGGATCGCGGGGTTCGTGGATGCGGTCGACGTGCAGCGTGCGGCGGTTGGTGGGGCGGGCGTCGGTGTAGTGCTGGCCGGTGTGGATGGTCTTGCCGGTGCTGGTGAGGTACTTCTGCATGGTGGTGTCCTCGGTGGGTGGGGTGGGTGTGTCGCCGGGCAGGTAGACGGTGGTCATCGGCATGCCGAAGCCGCGGGGATCGATGACCTCGCAGCAGTCGCACAGATCGCGGTCGGTATCGGTTTCGTCGTGCAGCCAGCACAGTTCAGCGACGCCGAAAAACGTTGTGCCGTCGCTGAGTACGGTCGCCGAGACCAGGTGACTGGCGGTGCTGGCGATGGCGAGGGTGCGTCCGGCGCGGCTGCGCTGGATCGCGAAGTCGTCGACTTCGAGGGGCGCGGTGACCCCGTGGGCCCGGGCGAAGGTGAGCGCGTCGGTGAGTACGCGCTGCAGAGGTGTCGGGTCGGGCATGGTCGAACTCCGTTCCGAGAGAGAGGGTTTATCCACAGCCCTGGCGGGCGCGGTGGTGAGTTGCGTTTGAAGCCAGCCACTCATCTGGTCCTGGTTGTGGTCTGGTCTTGGTACTGGTGGGGGATCACGGTGATCCCCAGACATCGCCGAAATGATCCCCAGACTTGTCGAAATGATCCCCAGACCTATCGGCGTTTCAGATGTCTGGGGATCGCTGGTGATCCCCAGACTCGTAGTGCGGCACCATCTCTGGGGATCGCTGTGATCCCTGGACTCGGGGGCTGTGGATAACTCCGGGGATCACCCGTGATCCCTGGACATCGAGCGTTCCTCGGGATCGAGCATCGGCAGATCCATCAGGTTGGCGGGCAACGTCAGCCGGTATTCGTCGCTGTCGCCGTTGTGCCGGTTGCCCTGCTTGACGCGCTCGAGCAGCCCCGCCTCGCGCAGTACTTTCAGGTTCCGTTTCACCGAGGCCGTGCCGATGTTCATCACCCGCGCGAGTAGCTCGACGCCTGGATGCACACGAGAGCCGTCGAGGTCGCCGTACGTGATCGCCATCAGCGCTGTGTATTTCGCGCCCGAGGGCAGGTCCAGACGCCGGATCCACCGCTCCCATTCGAAGCGCCCGACCGGCTCCAACTCCATTGACACCGCCCTTCCCGACGCTGTGCACGCACGTGCTCATCACTGACTCCCGAGGTCGAACAGCGGATCCATCTGCGCCTCGAGTTCGGCGCGGCGGGTGGCCGCGCGGGTGCGGGCATGGTGGTCGCGGTCGTAGTGCAGGTGGCAGCCCTGGCACATGCCTCGCAGGTTCTCCGGATCGCAGTTCTCCGGTGTGTGGTCCAGGTGCGCGGTGGTCAGCACCACCGGCGACCCGGTGCCGTGCGCGCGCTGTCCGTGCTCGTTGCGGCAGCGGTGATCGGCGGCCAGGTGCTCGACCGGCCGCCCGCATTCCCCGCAGCATTCGCAGCGGCCCTGCCCGCGCGCGAAGCGGATCCAATCCGAGAGCATCCGCCAGTTCGCCGGGTAGCGGTGGCGGTTCTCCGGTCGGATCGGCATCAGCTCCACCACCAGGCACCGACCACCGCCAGCCCCCACATCGCGATCGAGAACGCAGCCATGATCAGCACCAGCAGCACGACCCCGCGCGCGGTCTCACGCATCGCGCCCGCCCTCGGGATCGGTGCGCAGATCCGGCAGCGGACGCCCGATCATGCCGAAGTAGTCGACCAGGGCGCGCACGTAGGCGGCGGTTGCCACAACAGCCCACGACAGCACCGGAGGGCCCGCCGCAGTCCCGCCCCCGGTGGGACGGGCTGCGGTCGAGCAGTCCGGATCAGTCGTGACTGTGTGACTGTCTCCGAGATACATGGGTCAGGCGTCGCCGCGATCGGAGAACGCCACGACCTTGCCGCCCTCGCCATCCTCGGGCGCGGGGTACTCGCCGTACCGGCCGCCGGTGCCGGTCTGCTCCTCATCGTCGAAGGGCAGCTCGGGGTCGGCGGGCCGCTCGACCGTATCGCCCAGGGACGCGTCGGTGACCCGCCATTTCGTTTGGTGGCGAACACCTTCGGCGATCTGGTCGTATCCCTCGGCGACGCACTCGACGGTGACGGTCATGCGCCGCAGCTCGCCCACGGTGCCCCGGTGTTCGAACTGATCGGTGGGGCTGCCACTGAAGCGGTAGCGGGTGAAGCCGTCGGCGGTGCCCGTGCTGACGCCGTTGTGCGTGATGACTTTGGTCATGAAATGCCCTTCGAATTGTGTTGTAGGGGTGGGGATTACCGGCGACCGTGCGGCTGCCGGTCGAGCTGGTCGAGCGCTTGCATCAGCAGCTCACGCACGGCCAACGGGTCGGTGTCGAGCAGCTCGCCGATCGCCTCATGGGGGTCACCGCATTCGCGCAGTGCGGCAAGAGTTTTCGGCAGCCGGTTCATCGCTACCCGCCCCACGCCGTGGGGTGGCCGAACTCGTTGGCGTGCGCGACCGCGCAGTTGCCTGGGTCGCAATCGTCGGTGCAGTCATGGGCACGCGGTTCGGGCAGCTCCCTCTTGTCGGTGTCCTCGATCACCAGAGTCGACGGAGTACGCCACCCCTCGCGGATGTGCACGCGGACAATCGCGTGTTCGGGCAGATGGGCGGCGGCTTCGATCGCGGTCCGCAGTTCGGCCAGCGTCAGATCCGTCCCGGCGCGCGGACCCTCGAACTCGGCATGCACGCGCCGGGTGGTGGTCACGTCGGTCTGGGTAACAATCCTGGGATTCGGTCTCGGCTCGGTCATGTTGTCTCCGTTCAGGTTTCGTGTCGGGGATGTCAGCTGCGCTTGGTACGGCGCTTGCTGCGGCGGGCCCGTCGGCTGATGCGGGCACGGTCGGCCTGGCCCTCGGCGGGGGTCGGGTCGGGCTCGGCGGGGGTGGCGTCGGCAAGGGCGTCGGCCGCTTCGCGTTCGGCCAGGCGCTGCGCATACAGCTCACCGCCGCCGCGCTCGTCTGCCTCGAGGGTCGCGGCCAGCTCAGGCGATTTGGGCAGCAGCTTGGCCAGCTGGACAACGGCCACCTTGCGTTCCATCCACCGCGCCGGATCGGCGTGCCCGGGGTTCGGGCCTTCCTTGCCGCCGCGCAGTTCCTTGACTTCCTCGGGCGAGAGCACCACGAACGGCGGCCTGCCACCGTTCGGCAGGTGCGCGATCGCGTAATAGTCGGTGATCGGCCCCCGGTCCCCTCGCGCTTTCTGGTGCCGCAGAAAGGCATTGGTGCCCAACTCGTAGTCGAACTCATCGCGTTCGTGCACGGCCTGGGCATCGAGCGAGGACACGAGACCGGACTGCAGGACCTGTTTCGCGTAGCCCTGATAGCCGATCCACAGCTGGCATTCCCACCACGGCTGCTGACTGGCTTCATCGGTCTGCATCTGCGCGATCAGCCAGCACTGCCCATGCACACCGGGCTCGAGACCCAGCAGCGCGGCGGTGAGCACCGCGCCGGAGATGCTGCGCACCGAACAGCGCGCCAGCCTGGGATTGAGCCGAACCGCGGTAATCGCGACGCGGGTCATGCGCTCGGGATCCATATGCAGCGGCAGAGCGCGAGCGATCTGATCACGCAGCCCGACAATCACAGCGGTCATCGTCTGCAGCTGCTCATCACGCTCGGTCACCACCGGCGTCGCCGGGGGCGCACTGGCGCGCGCGGCGACAGCGGCCTGGGTGCGTTCACGCAGGTTCTGGCCCATGGGTGATCAACCTTCCTGTTCAGGGAGTACGACGGGGTAGGCGGCGAATCGGGTGGACTGATAGCGCAGCCACAGCTCGGGGTGATCGCGGCGCACCGCCTTGGAGTCGATCGCCTCGACCTTGACGCGGTACTGCGCGGCCAGCTCGGGTTCGTTGTCCTCGAATTGCTTGCTGGCCCAGGTACCGCCGGTGAGCTTGGCCACCGGCCGACCGAGCAGAGTCAGCGCACTGGCCTCCCCCATCAGCAGCCGTAACTCGTTCTCGGCCTCGACCTTCGCGGCCTTGCCCGCTTTCTCCGCATCCGCAGCCGCGCGCCACTGCGCCGCCAGTTGCACCGCGCGCACCAGGTCCACACCACAGTCGATTTCGTCGAGTTCGATGCTGCCGCTGTGCCGGGGGAATCGGCGCAGCAGTCGAGTGCGGGTGGCGGCCGAGGGATCCATGGGTGGCGGGATATCGGTCAGCACGTGGGAGTTCCACAGCACCGATTCCTCGTGGCAGATCATCTCGATGAGTTCCTCATCGCGCTCGATGCGCGCGATTTTGAGCCGATTGCCACCGACCAGACCGGCCGCCCACGCATGCGTCGCGCCCGATACGGCCATGTTGTGCTGGCACTGCAGCTCGGCCCGGTCGGGTATCTGCCCGTCCCACTGGTGCGCCGAGCGCTCCCCCGTCACCTTGCCTTCGTAGATCCCGCCATCGGACACCGCGCCATCGAGGTTGCTCTGCATCCACGGGTAGCTCAGCGACCGCAGCGTGCCCGGCAACTCGACCGTGAGACCGAGCCGCTCCATCGCGACCTCGCGCACGATCGGCTCGAAGCGGGTGCCCCAGAACATCGGCTCGGTCTCGGGCTTGAACGGAGCGCGCCCGGTCTTGTCCTCCCACACCGTGTACGGGCTGTCATAGGCACCGCCCATTCCCATCACCGCCGCGCAGTCCGACCCGCCGATCCCCTCGCCGCGCATGCGCAGCCACTCGGCACGCTCTGCGTCATAGGGCAGCACCTGCACGCAGTGCTCACTCATCACGGTCATCGCAGATCCCATTCGCTCGGGCCGTCGGGGTCGTCGAGGGTGCCGCGCCGTGCGTACGGCTGCGCGTCGAATCGGCGCTCGACGCTGCGCTGTTCGTGGTACTCCCACCGCGCATTCCACTGCGGCGATGTCGTGGGCGCGCTCACCAGGCCAGCCCGATCAGCGCGCCGAAGAACCCGCCGATGACCAGACCGCACACCAGCAGCGCCAGTTCGTCACGGACCCGCACCGTCCAGCGCGACAGCCGCCAGTCTCGCCAGCCGAAGCGGGCCGGGCGTGCCGGGAGGGCGTGCCGCGGGGTGCGGGCGATGGGCAGCCGCAGCGTCGGGCGGTCATCGCCGGGCAGATCCGGCTCGATGCGCGCGTACACCGGGAACGGCTGGGTGTCGAGGGTGGTGGGGTCGAGGGTGTCGAGGTGGCCGTGTTCGGTCGGCTTGCGATGTTTCACAGCAGGAACCCCCGTGCCGAACCGAGCAGTGCCAGCGCGGAGTTGATGCCGCGCGCGCACGCTGCGGGGTCGTCGTGAAGGTTGGCCAGCGCCTTCAGCAGAATGCCCTCGGCAGCGGACAGGATCTTGGCCACCTCGGCATCGGGCCCGGTCATGCCTGCTCTCCCTGGGTCGCGGCCATGATCGGGGCGCACCGCCATTCGACCTGCTCGACTTCGTGGCTGACCTCGACCATCGGCGCGGCGGCGAGGTACTGCGGATCCGGAACCTGTTCGGTCACCGTCGTCACGCCCGTCACGACCCGCTCGCACACATCAGCGCGCGCGGCGGTCAGCTTGATGGTCAAGGCACGCATCGGAATCGACGCGTCGAAGTAGCCCTGTCCATGGTCGGTGTATTTCTTGCCGACCGGTCCGGTGGCCACAGCCTTGAACCGGCGGATGGCCTCGGCCATGATCGCGGCCTCATCGCGCCAGATCTTGCCCTCACGCACTTCGAAGGCAGTGACGAATGACGGCCAGATATCGGTGAGCGCGACCGCCAGCATCGCGGCCACGAATCCGTCGGTGTCACTTTCGGCGAGGTCGGCCAGGGCCCGCAGGTCGGCCACAACATCGCTGGTGGCCGGGCTGGTTTCCAGGAGCTTGATTTTCATTGGTTACACTCTCACTGTCTCGTAGATAAATGCCCGGTGGGTGTGGTCTCCCACCGGGCAGGTGGATTGGCTAGTAGGTGGTCAATCGGGCCGCGATCTGGTGCAGGGCATCAACTGCACCGGGTTGCGGATCCGGGCCGGGCCCGAGATCCACGCTCGCGACGAATCCGTGAGTTACCTTGCGGTGCAAGGCATCTGCTGCGCAGAGCATCAGCACCGGGCAGCACTCCGAGCACATCAGGCGCAGCGGTTCGGTCAGCAGATCGCGATCCTCACCCACCGGCAGCGCCGGAAAGAACCTCGCCTGCGGCACCTTGAAGCGGCGACACTGCGCCCACAGCAGCAGCAACTCACGCGTGGCGCTCACCGCCGGTACTGCTCTCTGATCGCCCGCGCCATCTCGGCATCGATCCCCGCCACGACCGTGGGCGCGGATCCGATCAGCATGATCTCGGGCCGATCCTCGCTACGCCCGTGCAGCCAGCCCAACACGATCGACTGCGCCGCAGCGGTATCACCGGTCGGCACGACGGCCATGTGCTCGGGCATCGGCGCACGGCCACCGGACAGCGTCGCGGCCACCAGATCGTCGTCGCCGGTCCACAGCACCACCAGCAGCATGCCCTCGCGGACATAGCCCGAGCTGGCCGAGTTCTCGTAGGCCATGACCCAGCCCGACGCCAGCGCGTCGGCGGTGATCATCGAACGCACGCTCAGGCGCGGCGTCTCGATCTCGGAGGCGCTCACAGGCCGGGCCCCCAGTTCCAAGCGTCGATGATCAGCATCGGGGTCGTGAAGCGCCACAACGGGATCCACAGTTCCAGGGTCTTAAGCAACATCAGTTTCCTTTCGGGTGAGCAGCCGCGCCAGGGTGGCGGCGGCGGTGTCGGTCAGTGGCGGATAGATGACCCCGGCCGCGCGATCCAGGGCGGCGCGGGCGGCAACGCGCTCACGCAAGCTCATGTGCTCGCGGCGTTCCTCGAGGTCGGCTTCGCCGATCACCGGCCCGGCCCCTCGGTCTCGGCCGCCGGGTCGGGGGTCATACGTCGACCGAGGCGGGCGAGCATGGGAGCGAGCGCGGTGCGCGCCTGCTCGGCTTGCTCGACCTGCAGTGTCGCGAGTTCCTCACGCACGATCTCGCGGATGCGATCCTCGGTCAGCTCGGACATCTGGGTTTCTCCTTTCGGTGGGTAGTGCCGCCCCTCGGCGGGCAGGTGGCGCAGGGACGACCACCTGGTGGCCCCCGCCGAGGGGTCGGCGTTCCGGGCGCGGCATCGGTGGGCCGCGCTCGGAAATCCAGGGTCAGGCGCTGCGCTGCAAATTGCGGCGCGCCCTGGCGGTCAGTGCCACCCCGCCGCCGGTGCGGGCGGGCGCGGGCTGCGGGTCGGGGTCGGGCGTGCTGGCGAGGTAGACGCCCGTGTTGTTTCCGTTGCGCGCCACCGAGTTCCGAGCGAGATCCGCCATCACCCCGAGCAGCACGGCCATATCGGATTCGCTCATCCGCCAACTGCGCCCGCTCTTGCGACCGGGCACCGCGCCCGAGCGCAGCAGTCCCTGCACCCAGCGCACGGACTGCGCGCCGGTGTGCTCGACGACGTACTCGAGGTCGTAGGTCTTGGTCTCCAAGCTGGTCACGGCGTTTTCCTTTCATCACCTTGCGGCTACTGGCTCATGCGCCATGTTCCACCGAAGGCACGTCTTCAGCCCCATGGGCATCGAAGAGATCCGCCCAGGGCACATCGAGCCGCGTGGCGAGCGCCACCGCCAACTCTTCGCTGATCTGGCGCAGCTTTCCGGTTTCGATCAGGTGGATCGTGCTCTGGGTGCGATGCACCAGGTAGGCAAGTTCCCGCTGGCTGTAGCGCTTTTGCAGCCGCCAGCGTCGAATCCGCTTGCCATCCTTGACCTGCATCCAGACCTCCTTTCTTCGTCCTGGCAACTTCTTACGGGTTGTCCGGTTTCTCATCTAAACCCCTAATCGTCAGATTGACAAGTGGAGCATGCGCCATGAGGCAGCTACTTGTCAAGATGAATAGTGGGTTTCGCGCACCCTGACCAGGCGATGGCGCATGATCCACTTGTCACTAGATTCGGTGGCGCGTCTGACACGAGTAACGAGAAGAAGGGCAACGTTTCCCCCGTGACCCAAGGACCCACCACACTCGCTGATCTGCTCGATGCAGCATCCCGTCGGCACAACGGTGCCTCCGGGCGCAGACTCGCCCAACTCGCCAACAGCGCAGGCTTCGAGGTCTCCCACGCCACCCTCAACCGAATCCGCCGCGGCACCTACGAATCAGTGCCCAGCCCCACCACCATCGAAGCGATCGCACACCTGGCAGGCGTCCCCACCGAGACAGCCATCGCCGCGGCGACCACCGAAGAACAACTCGAGATCCAACGCAAAGACCAGCGCATGATCGACCTCGCCATCCGCGCAGACGATGCCGAGGCATACGCGCGCGCCGCCGACGGGTTCACCGAATCCGACGACATCAGCGAAGTACTCGAATCCCTCGACGATCTACTCGACGCCGTATACGAACTCACCCGCATTGCCCAACGCACCGCCGCCGCCGGAGTAGGCGGGCCGGCAAGGCTCGCGGAATTGAAAGGCCAGCAGCGAAAGATTGTCCGCGGCAAAACCACCCGAACGAAATCACGGACCGAACCAGACACATTCGACGGAACTTATACCGCCGAACAGTCAGTCGCCGATGACGACATGTTGCGCAGCGCCCGCACCAAATCCACGCAACTTCCGGGCACGCGCACCTGA